CTTCCCTTTGCATATTTCCTACAAAAAGAATTTGTTAAATCTAAATCTTGCTGTGATATTTTTTCTACTAATGGCTTTTGTTTTTTTAATATAGCCTCTCCAAAAGGAAAGGCATATATGTGCAAACTTCCTTTTGTAAACCAATTTTTACTGTCTGATGAGCCAAACTTTCCATAAAGAGGTGCTGCTAAATCATGCTTAGTAAAAGAATTTGGTATGGTATTGTTATAATATTTATCTAGATATTGAGCAGCAGCATAATGTATTTCAAAAGTATCATTAAATAAATTAACTATCTCTTCAGATAAAAAATTTTTTACTAAAACAAAACCTTGTTCCTGAAATCTATTTTGTAAAAAATTAATTTTTTCTTTTTCTATAGTTTGAAAAAATTTATCATCAGCTTGTTCTACTGCTTTCAAAAAACTATGTTCCATCTAATCTATACCTTATATAACCTTTTACTTGTTTTACTTCTAGCGTTTCACAGTCATAAACTATTCCATAACACCATACATCATCTTTTAACTTTTCATCAGGTATAGGAAAAGTATGTCCATATTTTTCGCACCAAGGTCGAAACAATTCATCAGTTGCAAATAAAAATATATCCCTCTCTTGACATTTACTGCCATCTTCATTGTATATGTCTGCAAAATAATACCAATAAGGGTTAATATCACTAGGCAAACCTTCCGGTCTAGGAATATCTGCAGTTTGTTTTATTCCATAATAAACAGCTTTGAGTAATCTCTCTTTAGTTTCTAAATCGTATTTTAATCCATACCAAGGACACCATGTATGACTATCAGGGTCTATTCCATAACTTTGTAAGAGATATCGACTAGGCTCTCTTTGTACATGATACATACTAATAGAATTAGTATTTTTGTATGGAGGTCTTAAAGGAGCACCATCAGGAGCAAAGTAAGTTCCTATAACATTTAATTCACCTGACTCCCATACTTCTTCTTCTTTAGGAAATGCAGCCTTTACTTTTTCTAAAAGAGCCGGACCCTCGCCTGTTGCAATATTCCAATCTTTTCTTACAAGCTTTTGATTTACATATACTTCATCATAAATATCAGTTCTGTATAAAAAAGACTCATTCCTTTGTATTGCATGACTATATGCTTCAGCTTCTTTATGCCAAGTTTCTAGTGTTTCTGCTCCTTCTTTATCAAAATTTCCATATTCATCTATAAGTAATTTAGAGTCTTGCTCACTCCATTCCATATAATAATTAACGTCTTTATGTCTATATGTTCCTTCAAATGTTAAACGCCAAAACTCTTTACCATTTTCATCAATATCTTTTCTTTTACCTGCTACCATTTTGTTATTATAACAATATCATTATGTGAATGTGACAGTATTTGTAGTGCTTCCTGTAGCAGGAAAACCGGGTGAAGTAGGTGCAGGACCAAAAGGATAAAATGTTCCATTACCTGCCCAAGCAGGTTGACCTGACCAAGTCCAACTAACAGAAAACCAACCGGGCGACAAATATGTAAAATTTGTAAACATACTAAATGTACCACTAGCTCTAGGATAATTTACATTATATGCAGGATTAGCTATGTTCATTGTTGTCCAACCTCCGTTTGCAGTTGAACTAGGATAAGTTTTTGGAACAGATAAGTCTCCTCCATATTCAAGACGTAAAGGACCGGGACCCGGACTAGCTACTGACCCTGAAGATGATGGAGATGTACGCCTTAAACCTTTAAAATTTAATAAAGGTACTACTCCTCTAGATGCAGTCGTATAATTATAAATACCTGTTTGATAAAGACTCGGATAATTAATAGGACAACGACCCATATAATTTGTCACAGGGTCATGTCCTGCATCATGTGTGCCTGTTGCAACATTTTCATAACCCCAATAATAAGTTGATGTCGCTGCAACTCCGGGACCAGAAGCTGTAGTTTGATTATCCCAACCTATAGTAAAAGTATATTGATTTGAGAAACCATTTTTACTTCGCCATTGTGCAAGATTTACAGATGTTGAACTTGGTTGATTATACTGATAAGCCATTTGTTTAACTTCAGTATTATTTATGGAAACAGTTGTAGTAGCAGCCAAACCTCTTTCTGTATTCATTTGAGACATTGAAACTGTAGTTGAAGGAAATGCCATTACTTATCCTCTAATTCTTTTACTCTAGCTTCTAATTCTTTTATAGCTTCTACTAACAGACCTACTGTATTGCCATAACGAATAGCTAAATGTTCTTCTTCAGTTTCTAAATCTTTTTCTGTATATACAGCTTCCGGCAAAACTTTTTCTAAATCTTGTGCTATAAGTCCTGTCAATCTATTACCATCTGATTTTAAATCGTAAGTAATACCTTTTAATTGTTTTACTTTATCTAAGGCATCATCTATAACTTCTACATTTTCTTTTAGTCTTATATCAGAGGGAGAGCCATAAGCTGTGACATTTCCTGCAACAACTAAATTACCACTACCATCAACAGAAAATCTATTAGCTCCACTAGAAGTATCTTGAAAATAAACATAGCTATTTATTTTTATATAAGTTGAGCCACTACTTGCAGTAAAATAAAATCTATTTGCACCATCTGTAGAATTTATCCAACCATTAGTTCCAAACTGTGCAGAAGTAGCTATTGTTCCTTGATAAGTTCCATTGTAAGTTGCAGTCACACCATTATTAAATGTTGCAGCACCACCATTTGACATATCAAGAGTAAGGGCAGTAATTCCTGTACCACCATCATTACCCCTAAAAATTATATCTTTATCTTGTACCCCTGCCTCAAAAGCAAAATCACTAGAACTATTAAAAATTTTACCTATTTCTGTTCCAGCATCTTGAAAAGATACCTCTCCATTATTGTCAGCATCTAAAATAATACTTCCGGGAACATCAAGAGTCATATCTCCAGAAGCAGGTAAAACTACAGCTTTACTTGCAGGTAGTGTACAAAATACATCTTTAGTTCCTGCAGAAAAATTTACTGCAGAGTCAGAGTTAGAACTACTAATAATTGTAGTTCTCGCTAAAGTATCTGGAGTTGCGTCTGTTATAGTTCCTAAACCAACTTCAAACTCGTCTAAACTTTGATGAACGATAGCATAGTAAGTTGTATTGGAATTACCAATACCTGCAACAAATGACTCGAAACCTGTTTCAGCACCTGCTAAGTTTACTGTGCCTGTACCCGTAGTCGTTGTTGTTTCTTTAACTCTATCGTTAAGAACAAATGCCATTAAGCTATTCTAATAATTGCGTTTGAAGCGTCAGGTGTTGGAAATTGTATTGTAAAGTCACCATTAGTAGAACTTTTATCTCCACCAAAAGCTAATACACATACAGCTTTATTACTATTAGTGCTGTTATAAATTAAAGCACCATTAGCAGTTATTGTAGAACTACTAAAAGTTAAATCAGCAAAATCAGTAAATGCAGTTGTTCCACTTGAGGTTGGTGTCACATTTGTTAATGCTCCTCCACCAGAAGTATAACCTGTACCAGAAACTTCATTAGTTGCTGAGAAAGCAGTTGTAGCTGCACCAAGTGTAGCCGAGCTTGTGTACAAAGCTAACTTAAAAGCATTACCACTACTGTTTGTAAAATTGTGCGTACCTGTCATAAGTTCAACTTTAAACGAAGTACACATTGCTTGAGAAATTGCCATTACAGCCTCCTTATAATTTCAGCCATATCTTTATGACCTTGTTTTTCTAATAAACCTGCAACTGTACTTCTATCACTAGCTACTGCTTGTTTTAGATAGTGCAGGATAAGTTGTTGTATAGAGTCTCTAAATGCTTCAGCTTGTGCCTTAACCATAGGGTCTGCTGTGTCACTTATTGAAACTAACCTTTCAACAATTCTATCTGTCCAATACTCAGGACTTAAACCTTTATTTTCTGTTGTCTGTACTCCAACAGTACCTGTAGTTGTTTCTATATCAACTGTAAACATTATGTCCTCTTCTGTCTTAACATACCCTCAGCATAGGTATCTATAGTATTGTCTGCTTCCCCTAAGTTTTTCAATCTAGATATAGCTTGAAAATATCTTTTTTCATATTCAGCTAACATATCTTGTGCTCCCTTCATATATACATAACCCTCTATTAAACAGCCATATAACAAAGCATTTGTTGCATTTACTGATAACCAAGTTGTTCCACTCTCTGCTCCTGCTGTAATAGAAGCAGGTTTGTAAAAATAATGTAGCTCTACTGTTAAATTTAAACTTGGAGTTGGTGCCACTATAAAAGTATCATCATCATAAAGAGCATAATGTTGTGGTGTTCCTGTTGCTGTTTTATCTGGGTATGCTTCTCTAATAAAGTTTACATCTCTAAAATATAAAAAGTTTTGAGACTGTCCACTAAAAACAGCTAAAGAAAAATTATCTAAAAAATCTGAGGGTGTAGATAAATATTCATTATTTGCAGTCAATTGACCGGTGACATTTTTTCTAAAGTTTGGAAGTTTTACGGATTTAACAATCCTTTCTTCTGCTTGTTTAATAATGTCAGGCAAGTTAGAAACAAACGAAGTTTCGTTGTTTTCTAAATAATTCTGTATTAAAGATTTTAATTCGCTATATGTCATGGTGTATTTGCTTGTCCTCCCATACCACTATGATTGGTACAGTAATAATAAAGAGTAGGTGCTCCAACAGCTACAGTTATTTGTGTGTATGCTCCTGCATTACCCGGAGTTCCATATGTTGTCACGCCTGTTGTATATTCACTTCCTCCTCCATGAGTTCCATCAGAAGTTGTAGAAAATCTTAATGGGTGAGTTGCATTACCGGCATTGCTTTGGTCAAACCTATAAGTCTTACCCTCTTCTAAAGTCAATGTAGGTTGTCTAACAGAGTCAATATAAAAACGATTACCTCCACCATAAGCTTGTACTGTGACTACATAGTTCGTTATTGCTAAGGCACTAACAGCATTTAAGTATGATGTTAATTGGTTTTGAGTTAATTGAACAGATACATTAGCCGGACTAGGTGAAGGACTAGGACTAGGCGAAGGACTAGGCGAAGGACTAGGACTAGGACTTGGCACATTAGTTGTTGTTATTGTGCTAAAGCCTATTCCTCCTCTTATGACCATGCCTGTACTGTTCAATGGATTAAATCCAAAATAACTTGTAGAGGCTGCCTCTCCTGAGTCAGGTCTAGGATTGTATAAACCTATATTGTCTGAAGTATCTACCTCTCCTATTCTATATTGAGGTTGGTCAGGGTCTATACAAGACGGACATATTCTACTGCCTGTTTTCTTTTGGTCTTGTACTTCGTATTTTAAATCTTTAAGTTTGTAGGTAAAGCCACATCTATCACAGATACCAATTGCTTTTTTACCTGCTGCATATGCCATGGTTAATAACTATTAGTATTAGGCACAAATCTTATAGCAGCTCTTTCTCTATCTGCTTCTGATACTTCTTTCCAAAGTTCATCATACCTTTGCTTTATCATAGGTATTCGACTTTGAGATTGGTCATTCTTACAAGCTATGTTGTATGCCAAAGCATAAGTCAAACATGGTAAATATCTAGCAGGAACATCTGGATTTACACTTGCATTACCACCTGCATCTTCAATTCTTTTTATGTAATCATATAGCAAAGTATAGGTTTGCTTTGAGTCAGGTGTTGCCCAAACTCCTATCTTTAATGTCAATCCTTTATCAACATAGTATTGTGTCGGCTTAGATTGCAAAAGTTTTTTAGCTTGATGGTTGTATTCAGTTCTACTTATCCTTGTAAGTCGTTGGTCAAATTGGTCTGCTACATCTCCTGCATCAGTTCTAATTACAGCATCAACTACTTCTAATGCTGTACTTTCTGCATCATATAAGTTTGTACCTGCAGTCAAAGTTATACTGCCTTGTTCTACTTTCCAAAGATTAAGTCCTTTGTTTTGCCATTCTAAAAAGATTAAATCCAATGCACGTTTAGCTGTGTTGTAATCTCCACCTGACATCATAGATAAACCACAGAGGTCAAATGCCTCTTCCATAAGTTCTGTGATATCTAAATTAAATCCGTAAGTTCCACTAGTCGCCATATCTAACTCTTATTACTGTTATGTCTCCTCGCTTTTCTTGGGTTATGATTTTTTGTTTTTTTTTACCAGACTTTTCAATCTGTTCTTGCATATTAGTTCTAGCTATCGTCATCTGTACCTCGCTGTTTTTTTTGCAATGTTCTTTGGTTGTTTTACAAACTGTTTGCCTTTTTTAGTTCCTTTTCTTTTAGCTCTTGTAGTAGCTGCATATTCTGCAGAAGATAAAGCTTTAATTGCTTTTTCCGGTAGATAACGCTCTCCTGTTTTGCCCGAAGGTTTACCAGACTTTGTTCTCCATTTTTGTTTAGTCCAATTCTTTAAAGACCTTTGTGACTTTTTTAAAGGCATTACTTACCGACTTTTTTCATAGCAGCTTTATGAGCTTTTTCAAAACTCTTACCGGCTTCCATCATTTTTTCCATAGCAGACATATGCTTTTTAGAATGATGTTTACCATGTTCTTTCATTTGTTTTTTTTGTGCAGGAGTTAAACCACCTGCTTTCATAAATCCCATTTTATTCCTAACATCAGTAGGAAGCTTACTTAAACCTTTATTTCCCTCAGGAACTTCTCTAAGTTTCTTATTCATTTGTATCCACCACCTTTAGCTTTATATTGTTTAGCTAACATCTGAGCTTTACGTGCAGACCATTGACCCGGCTTACCACCTTTGCTACCTGCTTTAATTCTATTAAAAAGATTTTTACGCATAGTAGGTTTTGTATAATTACCTGCTTCATTAACTCTTGATTTAGATTTTTTTGCTCTACTCACCACTTCACCTTATCTGCCCAATAAGCTGCTGACATCTTACCTTTTTTAATATTTTTTGCATGACGAGCTTTGAAGGATTTTCGTTTTGCTTTCATACGTGCAGACTCTCCTGCTTTAGGTTTACCTGCAGTCTTAGCTCCTTTTTGTCCAAACCTAATAGTTTTTACTTTGTTGCCTTCTTTAGCAACAACAATATGAGACTTCTTAGGGTGGTTAGGAGTACGCTTAGGTTTGTTATAACCTGATACTCCTGCCCTTTTTAAACGAGAGTCCTTCTTAGCTCCTGACATTATTTGCCTGTCTTACCACCACGGAACATAGCAGACATTGGTGCCTTCTTTTTCATAACACCACCACCCATATAGGTTTGATGTTTATTTTTTTTAAGACCACCACCATGTCCATAAGACATCTTTTTATTTTTTTTCATGTCGCCCGGCATAATTACCTCACTTCTTTTTTGTAGTAGCTTTCTTTTTAGCTACGGGTTTTTTCTTAGTTGTTTTTTTCTTTGGTGCTTTTCCACCTACATATGCTTCATTTACATCAGGTGTTGAAGGGTCATCAGCCACATAGTGACCTTTTGCTGTTCTAGCTCTGACACCATTTAGTTCATCTGCTTTTCTTTGAGCATCTGCTAAATCAGGGTCAGGTCCGAATACAACTTCATATATACCTTCAGCATTTGCTTGTAAAACAAAATACTGTGGGGGAAAACCACTTGTAGAAATAATTGCTTTCTTACTTGCCATATTAACTCCTTAATACGTTTTTATCATTTCAAGAGTAATAGAATAGGTATCCCCATTACTAGCACCCTTAGTTGTGAAAAGAACGTCACCATTCTTTCCTGTTCCTGCATTATTTGGAATACCACCAAAATCCGAATAGTCCATATGCCCATTACTACTTTCTGCCAACTCCATGATTAAAACATTAGCATTAGCATTAAAAAATAATTGAACAGACATACCAACAATGGCATGGCTTACTCGTACTATTTTAACTCCGGAACAAGCTGTTCCTTCTGAGTTAGCAGATAAAGCAGAAACGTCTACTTTAGCTACAGCACTTTCACCCGTGCCATCACTAACATTGGTAAATTTCATAACACAGTTTCTGTCGCCATCTATAATAGTCTGGCTTGTGACTGCATCTGCCATAATTTACCTTTAACTTAGATTGTTGTTTTGGATATATAAGACTGTTGCCGTAGCAGCTCCGGTGGTTGAGTCACCATTTGCTCCGGTGAAGTCGGCTAGAACTTGAATGTCAGTAGTTCCAACATCAGTAGCTTCAGTATCTAAAGTACCTCTTGTTGTTGCAAGTGCTTTTACATTTTGTCCATCAATAAAAGCATTTCCGTCTGCTGCTGTACCAATAGATACAGTAGCTGCACCACCATCATTATTAACAGTAGTGACGTTTAATACGACATCAATAATTTGTGAATTAGCCGGTATAGTAGCTATTACTTGGTTTAAGTGACTTGCACCAAGAATATCTACAACTGCAGATTGTGCCATAACAACTGAGCCGGTATTAGCGACATCAGTACCTACAGTAGTTCCGGTTGTGTCTTTGATAGTCCCTGCTTTAACAGGTCCTGTAAATGTAGTTGTTGCCATTATTCCCTCCTTAAAGGAAAAACTCTATCATCTTGGCTTGTCTGCTAGGTCAGTTGATAGAGAAATTAATTAATCCTAGATGTAGAAAAAGGGAGGACCGAAGTCCTCCCTTAATTCTTAGCTTGACCCCGGAGAGCCGAAGATACCTAGAGGGTCTGATACTCCAAAGGAATATCTTTCTCTAGCCTTGTATCTAACGTTTCCTGTGTCAAAATCCCCGTCCATGCTTGTAGTCATTGGACTTCTTACAAAGTGCTTCATTCCGTCAGGAATGTCAGTAGTAATGAAGAAGGCATTAGGGTCAGTTAAATAATGGTTAACTGAGAAACCTTCTGGAATAACACCATTAGTTTTAATAGCGTTAATGTCATTATCTGCTGTTCCTACTCGGTAGTCACTTTGTAGCAGTCTAGTTGCTACAAACTGAAGAGCAGAAGGTATGATTAACTTTCTTGCTCTGGCAGCGATTTTCAGACCTCTTTCGTCTGTGTATCCACCGATTTGAATAATTGCATCTTCTAAAGATACTTCGTTCAAATCAGCACCTGTGGCAGGTCTATTACTATTTGTACCACCATTAACTAATGGGTGTGCTGTACTAAATAGAGTCACACCATCACCACCATTAAAGGAAGTAAAACCATTGTTCAAAGGAACAACACTTTTTACTTGCTTGGTGTAAGCCATAGCTCTAGCTAAAGCTTTAGTGTATCTAGCTGAAAGCGAAACATAGAGGTTATCCTCCATTGCTTCTTCAGTTATAGCATATCCCATTGCAATAGTTTCGTGAGTATAACGAGCTACAAAAGACTCTTGAGCTGTGTCATAACTGATAGCAGCACCCTCGTCTTTAACAGGAGCAGCTCCGAAACCTGATAACTTTAACTCTTCCTCGAAACTTCTTTCAGAGTTTTCAGTCACGTAGATATCTTCGTGCTCGTTTTCGTAGTTGTTGTACTCTTCGCCAAATAATGCGTTAAGACCCGGAAGGAGCTGTTTAAGCTCATTTGCTCTTGATATAGCAGCCATAATTTATTCTCCTTATCCGATACCTGTTGCGTTAAGCAACTGATGTCCTACGTTAAACATTACAAGTACATCAGTTTTTGCATCACCAATTGCACTATCAGGACCATCGACAAAGTCGATAATCTTTAAAGGTAGTGTATTGGTAGTGTTAGCTGTACTCCCATCTACTGCATTTTTGCTTGTGCCAATAGAAGTAGACCCTGCAGTTTGTACAACTGCTACGTTCTTGCCTAAGTCATCTTGGTCTAAAGCCTCGTCTGATTGCATTTGCATAATCAGAAAAGGGTCAGAAGCAACGTATGCCATAATATCATCTGCTGCTGTACTAGCAGGATAATATTGATTAAAAGTAGTTTGACCGGTTGAAGGGTCAGTATACGAACAACCTAAAAATACTCCAATAGGAGTCATGGAAGTAGTTCCTGTATCCTTTTGGATTGTAGTGTTTGGGTTGTTGTCTGCCCACTTAACAAAGTCACCATAAAAAATATCAGTAGCATAAGCGTTGTTAATTTTATAGTGAGTAATCTTCGCATTGTAAGCACACGATACTAACGACCCCATTGGTCTTGCACCCATAGGTGAAGCTGTTGAAGCCATAATTGTTTACTCCTCTGCAAATAGTTGCAGAAAAAAATTATTAATTAAAAGACTCTATGAGTCTTTACCAAAAGTCGTTTTTGATTTGCGTTCGTAAACTTGTTTAGTTGCCATTCTACTATCTTGGTCTTTGAAGTAAGTGTTATCAACAGTTTCAACCTGTTGTTGTGCCATATCTGAAAAATGCTTTTCACGTGCTTTCGCTCGTTCTTCCGGCATTTTGCATAATAGCAATCCACCAACTTCTATATTACCTTTTGCTGCCCATTCTGAATTATGGTCTTGCATATGTATCTGTAGTTCTGGGTGGTCCTCTAAACGACAAGGTGACCAACCATCTCGAAAACTTTTAGATACATTAGGGTTGTCAGAATTTCCAACTAAGGAAGTTCTTACCCATCTGAAAACCCACCCTTCTTGTGGGTCTGGGTCAGGTAGATTGGCTGTGTTTTCCCAATTCTGATAACGTTGGGTAGCCTCTCGGCTATCTAATCCCCTAGGGGAACGCTCTTGGTCAGAGGAGTTCACAGAACTTTCCTCCACTTCATTTTCATTTGATGTGTTATCTTGCTCTGTCATACTTGCTCCTTTAATAATTGATTTGCATACTGCTCCGGACTTATACCAAGTTGTCGAGCTATCTTAACTTGAGTCTGGGTCAGACGTACTTGCGAGGGTTTAGAGTTTCCGGTGTTCCTCGTGGCACCGGCAACAACTGTTTGAGGTTGTCTATCTTTTGTTTCAACCACTTCTTCCGAAGGTGTTTGTTGAATACCAAAAAAATTCGGGAACTTATTACGCATTTCTTTATCTACTTCTGCATAATACTTCTCTGCTTCTTTAGCAGGGTCTATGCCATTAGTTCTTAATGCGTTGTCAACATACATAGCATATGATGACATTTCTTTGTGGATTGGCTCAGTACCCATAAACCATGGGTTTTTAGCTGCCCACCTTTGTAAATCTTCATCTATTTGTTGAGGTTGTTGTTCAGGTTTTTCCTCAACCGGCAAGTCATTAAGTATTTGTGTTTGTACTTGCTGAGACATATTGTTAGCTGTTTGCTCTGCAAGAACTGCTTTAGAAAGTTGTTCTTGAGCCTCAGCCATTTTATCTGCGTCACCTGCCTCATAAGCAGACTTATACATTGCTTGTGCATTTTGTTTTGCCCATAAAGCATTGTTTGCTGCTTGTTTATTTAATACTTCTCCACCTTGGTCTACTAAAGCTTGTAGCTTTTTATTTTCTTCCATAAGAGCTGACAGTCTTTGTATTGCTTCTTGCGACTCTCTAGTAGCCTGTTCTTTAGCTCTACGTTCCTCATGGTAGTCGTATTTTAATTTATTAATTCTGTCACCGGCTCTCTTAGAGTAGTCGGTTATCTCAGCATCTAGCGTGTCATCATCAACTTCTACTTCTTCAACGCTTTCATCTCGTGGAGGTCGTCTATCTTCTGCAGGAACATCATCTATAATCTCAACAGATAAATCTTCTGGAACTGTATTATCGACTTCCATTGTTTTGCCAAAGAATTTTTCTTCTTCGGACGTGGTAGGCTGACTATCTATAATCGGCTCTTCATTTATGATTTCAGTATTGCTCATGCTCTTACTACTCCTGTTGGGTCATCAACGACTGCTTCCACAGTATCGTCATTTATTAAACGAAACTCTTGTCCATACATGACCATACGAGTACCTGAGTAAGCTCTAAAGATTACCCAATCTCCTTTTTGACACCAAGGTCCTGAAGGAAATCTTTGTTTATCTTTATAGGCTTCAGGTCCAATCTTTAAGACATATCCACATATATTAGATACTTCTTCGTCTTTGATTGTTTGTGAGGCTTTAATAATACCACCCTCCGTCTTTTCATCTGCTTGTGGCATAGCTACTAATATCTTCCAACCTTTAGGGTCAGGTAGCTGTGTCTTAACATCTTCTTTTACGGGTGGAGCTTTTACACTCTCTGGGTCTGGGATATTTTCTAGTTTTACTTCACTCATATATTTGCACGACTTTAGGAGTCGAGTACCTATTCACGCTCTTCATGTCTTTTCTTCCAATCCGACATTTCACGCTCTGCAAGGGATAATCCCTCGATAATTCCACATAATCTTTTATAGTCAGGGTAATCTTTTAGATTGCCTGTTGCTATATGTTGTTCATGCTCCCTAATGATATCATTTAGCCTTCTCTTTAAAAACTGTGAAAGTGATTGCTCTTTGACATCATTACTCATTCTTATTGACATCTTCGACTATTTGTCTAGCTATGTCAATACCTTTTTGGAAATCTTCTCTTGCCTCTGCCTTTCTAGTTTCATCAACTTCTAGCAAATCACTAGCAACCTGCTGTCCTATTTTAGCTCCGGCTATTTGTTCTTGAGATTGAATTCTTTCTCTTTCAATTTCATCTCTGTTAATTGCTTTCTCTGCATCAAGCTGTAGCCTTGCAGAACTCTCTGCAATCTTTCTTTGTACTTCAGCTTCTTTAACTGCAATCTCTCTATCTTTCATTTGCAGTAATGGGTCTTGCTGTTGCTGTGCAATTCTTTCTTGTTGCTCTTTAGCTTGTGAAGTTATAGCAACTCTTTGTGCAGCTTCTGCAACTAATTCAGATATACGCTTCTCAACATCTGGTGGAATAGGCTCACCCTCTGGTGGTAGTTCAATACCCATTTCTCTTTCTACTTGTTTTCTAAACTTCATAGTTAAGTGTTGATTAACATACGCTGAAGCATTAGCCACAATGCTTTGTGCATTAGGACTTTGCTCAATACTTGCAGCGACCTCAGGATTTTGTTGAGCTGCAACAATAGTTTCAATATGAGCGTCATGGTCTTGGAACGGAAATGCTTTGACCGGTTGACCATTAATTAAATTTTGTACTGCAGTCACAGGGTCTACAGGTTTAATATCATCTGTATCAGGTATGATATCTTCTACGTTTCTTATGCCTAGTGTTTCTAGCATTTGTCTGTGTAGCTCAGGCATATTATAAATCTGTGGAGCTGTAGTAGCTAACTGCATTGCAGCTTGATACTGCATAATTCTTTGTGCCATAGTTGAAGCATTAGGGTCAGAGACCGGTAGTACATCTACTCTTTCATCAAAGTCCTCTACCTTTATAAACTCTTCTTCGTCCATCTCATATGGGTAAGAAGGCTCAGTAAAGTCTTTTACAATGCCAACTAGTATTTCAAATTCTTTTCTCATAGAAGCATGAAGTCTTGCTTGTACTGCTGACATAACTTTCATGTTTCTTTCTAACAAAGCTAAGGTAGTTCCAACCGGAGCTTGGTTATTCATGTCAGATACTTTCATATCATTCATACTTGCAAACCTTCTACCTTCTTCAACTATATTTTGTAGTAATTGATACAGCGTTTGCGAAGGCTCTTTGTATGGTAAGAAAGTAATATTATCCCTGATAGCACCACCGGGGACATCAACATCTCTAAACTCTCCGGGCATGATAGGAGTATCATCTCCTTTGACTCTCAAGCCTCTAGCTTTAAGACCACCCGGCAAGTTAGATAAAGTACCGGCATCAACTAATTGTCTAAGTATTGAAGTTGCTGACTTAGCTAAACCACCAACCATGTGTATCAAACCAAAGCCATAAAACCCTAGACCCGGCAAGTATTGGTAGTGTACGAAGTGCATACGTCTTAGTTTCTTAGGGTCATTCTCGTAATAGTTTCTTCTAATACTAAGTATTGTTCCACTTGGATAATCTATAGTGACAACATAAGGCAAAGCTATTCCGGTCATCTCACCATTAGCCATGTCCTCAAACCCTTTTAAATCAAGGTCTACCTGCATTTCTAAAAGAGTATGCCTATCATCAAAGTTATAAGTATTGCTCTCGCCTGTCATCTCGTCATACTTCTTGCGTATATCGGATTGATTATCAGACGGCTCAGGTATATCTATGTCACGATAAAATCCTGCTACCTGACTCTTTCTTATTTCATTCGTAGACTTGTGCATTACATGGGTTGCACGTTGACAAGTTTCTAAATCACTTGCTCCATAATTAACTACAACATCTTCTGCCGGAACAAATAAAGAAGCAGGTCTTTCTAAGTTTGGGTCGTAATAAACCTTTCTAAATGCAGAGCCGGCAAGTGGCAAGGAGAACAACATCTTTTCCGTTTCTGTCCTGTATTCTGACATCTGATATGTCAACAAGAAGTTTAGATAATCTTGTACTCGACCTGCTTGTTTGGTTTTATCTTCTGTTATCTTTCCAACAATCTTTGTTCTGACAGGTCCTTGTGCCGGAAACATTTCAGCAATAGATTGAGATTGAAACCTAATTACTGCTTCACTAAGCATAGGGTGGAATACTCCACAGGCTCCTGCCCAAGGTGTAGTCCTTTCTTCAATCTTCAAACCTAATTGGTCTAAGCCTTTTACATAGGTCTCTTCCCATTCAGAACGTGAGTCTTTGTCTGCTTGATATTGGGAAATCAAATCGCCACCCAAGACATTCAAGTCATCTTCTGACATCAAGTCTGCAAGGTTTGCATTGAAACCAGATTGAATTACATTTTCAGACTCAGGGTCGAAATCAATAATCATTCCTCCGTCCTCCGTAGCTATTGCCACGGAGTCAGGATTATCTATGGAGATTGATAACTCTTCCTGTTCTGGAAGTTCGTCCGTACCCTCGATAGGAGTAGCCGGAGTATTTCTTTCTATTGCCACTTAGTACCTCAGTAATAGTCTGCGACTTTATTATGTTCTAAAGGCTCATCTTCCTCGTCACTCTCTAAAGGAATAAACCCACCTTGTCTAAATCTTAGTAATGCTTGTGTACTGCTATCAACTAAATCGTCATGTTCCATATTAGGAAACCCTGCGAATTGTTCTATCACTTCTTCTCCCCACCTTGTTTCTGGACACCATACTACACCAGAACTAAATAAATCTGAAACTGCATTTACTCTTGAAATCTTATCATTACCTCTGCTAGGTGTGTATTCCTGTACCGGAATACCTATGGCACGTAGCTCAAATATCAGAGGCATACCTGCAGCCTTAGCCTCAACTATGAAAGCATCAGGTTTGTATTCGTTGTATTTATCCTGAGCTTTTCGTTTCAACTCAGGAAACTCTAGTCTTTCTTGGTAAGCGTCTAACAAAATAAGATTAGGTACAAACTTACCTTCATCATCTTCTTTGTAAAAGACACCCCAAGTAGTACAAGCAGAGAAGTCAGCTCTTTGATTTTTCATAAAGGCTGTATCCCAAGACTGAATAATAAACTCACAATCCGGTGGGTTTCTACCTTCCCATACTTTCCACCATTCCCTTTTTATCAAAGCTCCCTCTTCGGAGGTAGGGTCTTGTTGGTATTGTGATTGCCATTTGCTATTAGGTAGCTCTGCTTTCAAAGCAGTTAATTCATCAAGCGACCAAAACTCTTCCCATAAAGGATTACCTGAGGGCAAGATAGCAGGGAGTTCTATAACTTCCCATTGGTCTGCACCACCACGTTTAATACTCGCATCAACAACTTGACCGGTCAAATCCCTTTGGTGCCACCTTGTCATTACCACAATGATAGAGCCATTTGGTTGTAAACGTTGTCTCGGTCCTGAGGTATACCACTCATAGGTACGATTGAAAACATTTACATCTCCACTAGCACCTTCTTGTTCAGAGTGTGGGTCATCAATAATCAATAGGTCTGCACCTTTACCGGTCACGGCACCACCAACACCTATCGCAAAGTATTCGCCACCCTTATTGGTATTCCAACGTCCGGCAGCCTTACTATCTGATTGCAAACTGATATCAGGGTAGATAGCTTTATAGTCCTTACTGTTAACTAGGTTTCTTACCTTCCTTCCAAAACCCACAGCTAACTCTGCAGTATGGGCAGTCTGAATTATCTTCTTATCAGGATATTGCCCTAGAAACCACGCAGGGAGCAAATAAGAGGCGAATTCACTTTTGGTGTGTCTAGGAGGCATATTAATAATTAAACGCTTTAAATCGCCTCTAGCGACCTTCTCGAACGCTTCAGCCATTATCTCGTGATGTTTACCATGAATAAAGGCTGACCACATCTCGCCGACGAAACTTAAAAAATTCTGTTGCGACTGCTCACGTTTCTTCGCAGACTCTAACTCCTCAAGCAAATCAAGAAGCTCTAACTTACTATCAGAGTCTAAATTCTTTACTTGATTTAATATATTCATAAACAATCCATAGTATCTACTAAGTAAGTATCTACTTATTAAAAAAACTTAATGGGTATATATACCACTTGGTATATACTATATAGGAGGTATATCTACTGCTAGACTTTAACATAATATACCCTCTTCACATTCAACGCAATAACTTATTTAAAAAAAATATACTATGGGGGGTATGGGACTCCTACCCTTAATCCACATTCGATTATATATATCAAACAAAAAGAGCTATCACTTTGCTATATAATAGGGGGGGGTATACCAAAGTTGGGTATCGAATGAGTAAATCACTATGTATAGAGTGACAAGCAAGTTGCCAATTACTCAACGGGGGTGGGGGTCGCCTAGATTTTTCACTTTGATTTTGCTCAAGTGGTACCTATCTTTCCCAATTACTGGGTAAAGCATAATTCCAGATGATCTGAGATTTCAGATGATGATAGCGAAATGAAATCTCTTATTAGTGGTGGTCGTCTACGACTTCATTCTCTAGAAGTCTGAGTATCTCTGCCTCGATTGTTGAGGAGTCTCTCTGTTCTTTTACCTCGACTGTGTCTGTGAACATACCGGAGGTTTTACCTAGTAGTTCCAAAGACCTAACCCTACTTGCCGGAGTAGAGTCCTCGTTGTCTCCTCGACTCTCTGCAAGGAGCCGTTCTAAAACATAACTCCTCGTACGGATAGAGGAAGCTACTACACCCTCCTCTCGCTTACTGATAGCACGTTGTATGCTTAGGGAAATCTTAGGGTTAGCCAACATCTTGGAAGCTTCTACATTTACCCATTTAGGAATGGAGCCGTTCTTGTTTAACTTCACGTCATAGACTTTTGCGTATGCTTCTTTGTAAGTTGTTTTTCCTTTTACTATCTCTTCAATAAAGGCTCTTTGTTTCGGAGTAAGTTCTGTTTCTGGTTTCGGTTTCGTGCCGACTATTTTTAGGTTGGGTTTTTTCTCATCAGTCATAAGAAATATTTTACCGGTAAACCTTTTCCTACGTAATGACCTCATAGTGATAGCGAATTAAAGGTGTTTCTTGAGGTGGAATTTAGTATAATTCTCTTATGGACATGACGTTTTTCAGTACCCAAAAATCAAGCAAGGACTTGAGGCTCGAACACGTCATAATTTTTGAGGAGGTGTCTATAGAAAAGTAGTTTTAATTTTTATCGGTAGTCTATTCGTACAGACTCCGTGAAGGTCGTCCTAGTATTCTTTATTACCCAAAAACTAGGTCAGGTCGTGATGACGGATTAATGGAACAATCTCGAGCCGTACCTTAAACACCCTTACCTAACCGGTATATGGAGTATTGAAACAGATACGAAACCGGTAGGTCTCGAAAGCAAAGTGACAGCAATTGCTCCAACGAGACCGAGTCTTGATGTTAAATAAACAGACCCTAAATAATTTTTTTTGCGACAGAAATTCCTAACCAAATTATTTGAGAGGGATAGCGTTTTGTTATCCCTTTCAAATTTCTTACTGTCACTAGGTGTGTGCCTAGTCTGAGGAAGCGAAAGCAGAAACAGTTAACCTATAAATATTTCTTAGGAGGAAATATGAAAATACAAATGACAGACGTTCATGTCTCTAAACTGAACAGACGTAATAGAAAGAAACCTATTGCGAAATTTAAACTTGAGAAATTCGACAATGAAATTCTCGTATCTAAGGAGGTGTACTAATGAGTGCCAAAGATAAAACTTATACTCCTTCGGAAGCTATCGAAGGTATGTTGGAAATTACTCCAATGAAAAGTGCAGACGGAACGGACTTAGTTCCTTGCTTACTCGGTGGAGTAGGTATCGGTAAGTCCTCTCTTGTCGAACAATATGCTAAGACTCTCGCTAATGGTCGAAAGCTTGTCTACGGAAAAATAAATCCGAGTGAGGACGAGTTCTCTCTCATTGACTTGAGGATTGCAGACTTGGAGCCGGAGGACACGAGAGGTGTTCCGGTGGTTGATATGGCTGACGGACAGCCGGTACAACGTCTCGCTCAATTACAAAACTTGCCGGTCTCCGGAAGTGGAGTTTTGTTTCTTGACGAGTTCGCACAAGCTACTCCGGAAATGCAAAAGATTGCCGGACGTGGTGTGCGTGAAAGGATTATTGGCGAAACAAAAATCTCTGACGGATTTAAAATTGTTTTAGCCGGTAATAGACAGACCGATAGAGCCGGAGCAAATTCTATCCTCGCTCACTTGTTAGACAGAGTGATAGAAATGCACGTGGAAGGCGATACTAATTCTTGGTTAGCTTGGGCAACGAAGAATGATGTACACCCTCTGATAACTTCGTTCATAAACTATCAGCCTCAGTTCTTGAATATGTTCGACCCTAAGTTGAAAGAGAGTCAGAGTTCCTCAAGGACTTGGTCAATGGCTAGTCCGATAGTCCGAAGGTATGAGAACGATTTGACTAACTCAATGTTCGGTAAGCTTATGAGTGGTTGTGTTGGCTCAGAGAGTACGGCTGAGTTCTTAACGTTCGTTAACCTCATGCAAAACGTTCCGTCTCTTGACGACATTGTGAGTGGCGAGGACGTGGAAGTTCCGGAAGGAGTTGGTCTGCAATATGCGACTTGCTGTGGACTCGTTAAGGTCTTGTCTGAGTGCAAGGACAAGGACTTAGTTTCCTATTGGGAAAATTCTCTCAAGTATGTTGAGAAGTTCCCAACGGCTGAGTTCGGTATCTACTTCGTACGTTCTTGTGTTGGAGCAAGACCGGAGTTGGAGAAGAGCAAGGCGTTCGGACAATTCCGTGTTGATAACCAAAACCTAATTCTGTAGGTCTTGGTTTTTTTGGAAGTGAGAGAAATATTTTACTAGTAAGATAGTTTCTCTCGCTCCCATAAACTGATAATCGAGTGTGACTCGGTCTGACGATTACGAGAGTATGAAATCAGTTTATTAACTTTTTTTTCATGGAGGTATATATGAAAAAAGATAAAACTTTAGAGTCTGTTTTTTCAGACTCGTTTGTTAAGGTGGTCTTTCGCAGAGGTTTACCCTCTGACCAAAAGGTCAATCCTAAAAGCAAGAAGGAGTTAGCAAAGATGTTCAAGTCTGACCCTTCAATGCACACGGCTTCGGACTATTTGTTTCCGGAGAAAATCAATTCCTATTTTAGGAAATACTTCGTAGCGTTTGAGACGACTGTGTTCAAGCCGTTGTCGTATCCTTGGTCGGACGGAGATACTAACTCTTCCCAATGGAGGATTATCCCTAACGACAAAGTGACTCAGTTGGAGAAACTCTACAAGCAACACAAGGCAATGTTTGAAAAAGCAGTTGACTCGTTTTGTTCCAATTACGATTGGCATATTGAAAATGCCAAGAAGAAATTGGGAGAAGCTTTCAACATCAATAACTATGATGATGTAGAAACTTTCAGAGCGAAGTGCAAATTTGAAATACAGTTTGGAGCCTTTGAGTCTGTGACATTTTCTAATGACGCTAGAGTTCAATTGTCTGCCGAGCAACGTTCAATGATTGAGAGTCAAGTTGCGAGTAATTTCAAAGAGACTCACAACATGATTGCCAAAGAGCAAATGGACAGTCTGACTGTGGCTCTCGACAATGTCTTAATTGCAATGGACAAGGAAGGCAACAAAGGGTCGTTCTTTAAACGTGCAGTCTTTGATAACCTCAAGTCTAAAGTTGAGGACGTTCAAAGTATCAACGACAAGCTTCTTAAAAGTAAGAAATTGTCCGGTGTGATATCTCAAGTGACTGCGACCTTGACCAAGGTCTCGAACGGCATAGAGTCTCTCAAAGGCAAGGACGACCTTGCAGTTGAAAACCGAGAGTCTATGAAAGAAGAGATAACCTCTGCCAAGAAAAGTCTTAACGACTCTATCTTCGGTGGACTAATGGGAGGCGACAATGAGTGATTACAACGTTGCACAAAGACGTCCGGAGTACATGGGTCAGACGGCAGAGCAAGTCATAACAAAAGCTAAGTCTCAGCTAATGGACTCGGCTACCGGTATGACTTCTATTCTCTTAGGACTTGACCTCATTGAGGACGAGTCCATTGGGACAATGGCTACGGACGGCAAGAGTATTATTTACTCTCCGGATTTCACTTTGTCTATGAAGTTCGACCAAATAAAAGGAGTCTTAATTCACGAGGCTCTTCACGTTGTTTGGGGACACCATATACGAAGGTGTGAAGGTGGTCTTGAGAGACACCCTAAGCTTTGGAACATTGCTACTGACTATGCAATCAATTCATATATTGTTTATGACTTGCATTTAGATTTACCGGAAGGTGGTCTGCTTGATAGGAAGTATCAATCATGGTCGGCTAATGCAATCTATGACTTCTTGTATGCGAATGACGAGGAGTTGGAGAAAGCAAAGTCTCAGGTTGAGCAAGGACTAGGTCAAGAGTCAGACGAGCAAGGCGAGTCTGAGTCAGGCGAGTCTGAGTCAGGCGAGGACGAAGGTCAGGGCGAAGGTCAAGACGAAGGTCAAGACGAAGGTCAGGGTCAGGGTCAGGGTCAGGACGAGAGTCAGGACGAGGACGAAGGCGAAGGTCAAATGTCCGGACAAGGTGGAGTCAATCTTGACGACTTACCTCAGCCGGTTGGTGGTGTCATTGACATGAAGGGCGAAGAAGGACAAGACCTCACTCCTCAAGAAGTTCGAGAGGAGCAGACGAGACTTGACCAACAAGTTCTTATGGCAGAGAAACTTGAAGGAATGAAAGGAGACTCAGGCAACGTTGACTACCTAGGAGGCAGAGCCGGAGAAATCAAGAAACCTCAAGTTGCTTGGAACGATTACTTGAGAGAGATACTGACCTCTCGTAAATCTAACAAGAGGTCTTACGCTCGACTCAATAAGAAGTACCAACACTCCGGACTAATCTTGCCGTCAAAGAAACGTGAGAACGAAATCAAAAACGTTGTCATTTTGAATGACGTATCAGGCAGTACCGAATGGTGTCGTGATGAATTCATTACAGAGACCATGACGTTGCTTGAGGAGTTTGCAGTTGAGAAACTGTGGGTCGGAAGGTATGCCTCTAACGCTTTTAGAAATGAGCAAGGAGAATACTTCGACTTGTTCGACACGACTCAAGGAGACTGTATGCCGGACAAGGATACGTTCCCATGTCATGGCTCCGGTGGTACTTATGGTGTTGCCGGTTTCAATGCTTTCCTATCTAAGCTTGAAGAGAGAGACGAGGTTGACTTGCTCATTCACTTCTCAGACGGAGAGGACTACTTTGAAATGGAAGAGTTGGACGAGCCTATGCCGGACAATCTTCCGGTCATTCACGTCTTTACTGTTGAAGGTAGCTACGGCTTCTCTAATCCGGATAGGGATATGCCTTTTGGCGAGAGGGTGTTCATCAAGTGAACACCTTTTCCCCGAAAGTTTTACACCATGTTTGACAATTTGTGTTTCGGAATGTCGCTAGAGAAAGTATTTACTAGTAAATATTTTCTCGCAGGGACGTTTCGGGACGCAGATTTTCACCTCTGAAAAACTGATAATCAAGTGTGTGCTTGGTCTGAATGATTACAAAAGTATGAAATCAGTTTTATTAACTTAATCTTTATAGGAGGTACTATGGAAGATTTAAAACTACAGTTGTGGTTAGCCAAAGACGGAATGTTTACAGAAGTCTGTAAGCATGACGACCACACCAAATGGGACATTTCTTTTTTAAGAAGTGTGAGACATCAATTAGACATGAAGGGTAGCTTGTCCGAGAAACAATGGACTATGGTTGCGAAGATACGAGACAAAGTTCTTGCTCCTCCAAAACCTAAAGAGACTATTCAAGTCAACGAGATAAGCAAAGTGTTGGAGTTCCTAAACAGAGTTCCTAACTTTTCATCTATCAGAGTTGCTATGTCTGTTCCAATTGCCGGAGGTAGTTCCGGAAATGCTGATTGGTTTTTGAAGATGTACGTTGCTACTGACAAGTCAAAGTTTGAAGGTCAGTTGCAGTTGCTCGTCAGTTGTGACCCTGACTTTCAATATAGCAAAGAGTATCTTGGTAGGGTGGACTTGAACGGATTGTTCTTTCCTCACTTTAGATACTCCAATGTTCAGTTGGACTTCGAGAAACAAGCAATCAAAGACGAGGCAGTCAAGACTCTAAATGCAATTGCCCTTGACCCTGAGAAAGTTGTCCGAGAGTTCGGACAGTTGACCGGTCAATGTTCTTTCTGCAAAAGGAGATTGTCTGACGATATCTCAAAAGCGTACGGATACGGAAAGCATTGTGCTAAGAAGTATTCGTTAACGTATCCGACTAAAAAACAATTTGAAATGCAAGGAGGTGTAGCATGACAGAAGTTAAAGAAGAGATGTTATATATAGATGAACGTATAGTTCTGAAAGATATAGTCAACGACTTGGTATTGGCAGTTGATGTCATTAAGAGGTTAAGTAAACAATTGTCTTATCGAGTAGATAATATCCAAAGACTAGACGCTATAAGTCTAGACGAGGTTGAGTCTATTCGAGACTATCTTGACTCTATTCTTAGGTTGTCCGTGGAAAGCGTTGACGACTTTCAACAAGGAGCCGACCATTTATCAGACTTGGTTGTTGCTATCAAAGACAACAGAAAGTCCGGAGGTGGAGCATGAGTTATATCGACAATAAGACAATCCAAAAATGGTCAAAGCAGAGGTACAAGCTTATGCAAAAGTCTGCAAGGAAGGTTGACGTTCTGCTCACAATTCCGGTGGAAGAAGCTATAGCTATAGCAACACTTCTTGAAGTCTTGATTGAGTCTGCTAGTGGCTCAGAGCCTTTGGAGTTTTGGAAGAGTGATGAAGAAGTTGTAAAGATTTGTAATTCAGTTTTGAAATTACTCGACAAAGGAAAAGTCAAAGTCTCGGAGGTGGAAGATGAAAAGACTACTTAGGTTTAAGTTCTACCCTCGTGGTGGATTAATGGGCAGAGCCGGTATTATCCATGGCGAAAGCTTTGCTGAGTTAGTTCCTCAAGTGGAAGAGATTATGTTCTCAGAGTCAAAGCCTTATGGAAAATACTTTGTGTTCAAGGACGACTACAGAAGTGGGCAGTTTGAAATCGCTAGTGAGGTTTCAAAGTTTAGGTCTCGCTCCGGCAGACCTATGGCTTTCAGTATGGTCTTTCGTCACTACGCAATGTTAAGACAAGCCGGTTGTTATGACCCTGACCTTTCTATTGCAGAGATAGACGAGAAGTATCACAAGTTCTTGAATAACAAAAAGAACAAAAAAGATATTGAGTTGTTTCGCTATGCCAATACTCACTTCACAATAACTCATACTCCTATTGCTGAGTTATTTCTAAAGTGGCTTGATAAGTTTGGGACGGAAGAAGATTTGAAAGTTCTAGATGATTTTTTACATCATGGCAATATGTATACTCCGACTGAACAGTTTGAGAAAGGTATTAGATATAGATTAAAAAATATAAAACAGTCTGCTTAAAATTAGCCGAGGCTATGTGGTATTTATTTACTGCATAGTCTCGGTTTTTTTTTGGCTCAAAATTTCTAGAGATGATGACATTTTTCAGGTTTGTTCTCCTGCGACTTTACATTTTTTTATGACAATCCCTTGTTGAGAAAGTATTTACTAGTAAATATTTTTTCACGCAGGATAAATCTGGCTGTGGAATACAACAAAGTTTGTGAAAAAAATCAACAGCAGATAGTTATTTTTACGCTATAAAAACTAATCGTATTATTCCGTATGATTATTAAGTGGCTGACGTATACCGGTCTTAATATAAATGGCTGACGTATGCTTGTCAGGTCATATCATAATGCTATATAATGTGGATAAGTTCGTGTCCTTTGCACGAACACCTCCTAAGAAAACAAAGACTTGAGGCAGAGTCTTTGGAAGTTAAAAGATTGGAGGCAGACTTGAACATAGATAATTCTCCAAAGTTCTTCTATCAAGTTTGTCTCCTTTTTTTTATGCTAGTTCCTTGCTATCTATATGATATAATCATCTGATGTATGCAGTTGTCAGACACACTTTTGAGTTAACTATCCCTGAGCCTTTTGTTAAATCTTCTCAGAAAAGTTTTGGGGATTGGAAATATAAAGTGTGGACGTTTGACACCTATGAGGAGGCGAGTAAGTTTGCATTTAAACTTTTATTGGTAGAGCCTTTGCTTAGGTATGACGAGCAATCGTATCACAACGCAATGAATTCTCTTGCCGAGAATGGATACTATACCTTGGGTAAAGAAAGCATAGCGATAGCAGAAGTAGAAGATAAAATTACAAGTGAGGATACCTAATGGCTAATAGTATTTTTATAAGATGTAGTGAGGACACTTGGAAACTTGCGAACAAAATAGCAGAGAAGGACTCTCGTTCTTTGAACAAGCAAGTCATTCATTTAATACATCAAGAGGCTGAGAGGCGAGGCATTGTATTGACTGAGGCTGAAAACCAACCTGAGGAAGTGCAAGAAGAATTTGCAATAGAAGAATACAACCCTGACACAGTTGTACAACCTATGACTGACTCTACGAAGTCTCCTTTAGAAAGGCTTTCTGAAATAACGAAACCGGACTAGTCTCGTTAACATACCACAGTTGAAGTAAAGCCTCGGCACAATCAACAATCACATTATATTCTGACTCGGTAATTCTTTTAGGATTACCGGTCATTATTCTATAAAACACTTTCTCTTTTTCATTTCCACATAGCTCCTGAAGTTGTTTCACAGGGGGAGAAAGTACAATTGAGCGTGGCATAGCCCTTTGCAGAAAGTAATTACTAGTAAATATTTTCTCCATGGAGGGTGGAGCTGAAGCGAAACAACCTGATTTAGATAACAAGTTATAGTATTTATCACATACCATGTGTTGTCTTTCGTTCAGATAATCTTGGATATAAAGCTTGTCTATTATGTGTTGGTCAAAGACAATTGCCTGACCTATACGAGAGTTGTCTATCTTTTGGACTTGGACTTTATGTCTCTTGTGTAAGTAAGGATTGCCTACATCATTTACGTAGACTTCGTCTCTAGAAATCCCAATCGTAGTCGTCAGTTTCTTCTTGAGTCTCAGAGTATCTTCCATTGATAGGATTGAATGATAAGTCTGCCTTGCCTAGCTGTGCGTTCCAATTCCACCTCGCCTTGGTACAATGGACTTCTACATTATCCGACCCTCTGTATACTGTCAACCCTACATCTGCCTTTGTACTCCACGAAATACTGCCTGATATATCCATGAGATTACAGACATTCTTTTTACTTCTGTCTTGTGGTTTCTGTGGGTGTGCTATGAAGATACACAACACGTCATGTTGCTTACAAAACAATTGCACTTTGCTTAACATATCTGAAATCATGTGGGTTTCTAGACCACTAGTCCTATCAGTATGGATAAAATTAAAGGGGTCAATCACACAAATCTTTACTGAGTTTCTCATTATGGAATGATGAAACTTTTCAAGCACGTTCTCAATCGTTGGCAACCCTCCGTCTAAATAGTCTTGGAACAGCACGTGTTCTCCTATCCATGCCTCTGCTTCGTCCTTCTCCTCTTGGCTCATACGCTCATGCCCATTGGTTTTGAAGAAAGGTTTGCCGGTTATTATTTGTGCTAACTGTACCGAATGATAGCTAGGATTTTTTTCAAAACTAGCATAACAAGTTTTCCAATTGTAATTCTTACCGGCATTGACTACTAATTGGTCTATGAAAGCACTCTTACCTTCTCCGGCATAGCCGGTCACTACATAAAGCAATCCGGTTTGTAGATTAAATACCTTATCAACAGACTCATATCCGGTGTTTATGCCCTGAGGTTTGCCCTCGTCATACAAGCTTTGAAATTCATCTGTGTAAAAACTTATATCGTTTAGACCATGCAAAGGTATTGGCTCTGCATTAATCACTTGCTTACGTACTGTCTCCTCGTCTGTCTCAATAAGCAATTCGTTTGCGTCTTTGTATCCTTTGTAATCCATGCGATAGCACTTTGCTTTCCCTATCCTACGGCTCAATTCATGGGTCAATACATCTCCGGCTGAGTCTTGGTCAGTAGCTAAGATAACTTTCTTTACATCAAGGAACTTATCTCTATCCTCCCATACATAAGCAAATCTTCCGTCCTCACTTGGGTCTACCTTGCCCTCAGTAATCTTGTTTGGACTCCCATTTGGCACAGAATAAACAGCTATGTTGTAGTCTTTGAAAGCTTCTGCTATAGCTAGTACGTCCATTTCCCCTTCGGTAATAACAACTGTATCCTCTATTGTTTCTTTGTTGCTATCAAATTCATGCTCTCCCCAAAACCTTTTTGCATTGTTCTCCCACCAAAAATCCTTGTCGCCATTGGCTTTCCTGAACTTGACAGCTTCAACTTCTCCGTCAGGATTGTAGAAAGAGAAACCTATTACCGGTAAATATTTTCTCTTTTCCCGTGCTACACGAAATTTATCTGCTGTTTCTAAACTAATCTTCCTATCAAGCAACCACTTGTTTGCTTTCTCTTCTTGCTTATCTGCTAAAACTATTTTCTTCTGTGGCTTTTCTGCCTTAACTACTTTCATAACTCCTCCCTTTTTGATAGCACTTTGGTATCTATTTATAACTCCCTTGATGTTGCAATGATGACAATGATAAACAACCTTACTCTCGTCAATCTTTACGCTCAATGGTGTATCGTGTTTGTTTTTTGTTCTTGTATCTTGGCAATTTGGACATGATATTTTTCTTTGTCCGTGACTCAGACCTGACGTATGCCGGTCTAACTTTTCATTTAATTCTTGGCTAATCATTTTTCCTCCTATATACTTAGTATATACTTACTACAGTATATACTTCCTAAATAAACTACTTAGTACATACTACCTAGTATCTACTACTGTCCCTCGATAAGCTTACTAATTTTATTAGCTAACTTTTTCTTTGAAACTATTGGGTACTCGTTCAATTCTATAACTGCCAATTTGACTGTGTCTGAGTCTATAGAATTTCTTGTGCAAAGTTTCTCAAAATCTTGAGAAAGAAAGTAGGCTTTTGCCTCGGTAGATGTTCTTGGATTTTTACTTGCGATATCTCTGACTGCTTGTTGTAAAACTTTCTTGTCTAACTCCCTAGAAAAATCCATGGCTCGATTGTAGCCGAACAAAAAACACAATTCAATACCTCATTTACACTTGTAAAAACTTTTTGTATGCCTCATAATGACATCATATACAGTTAAACCACGAGGTGTTATATGGAATTTGAAATCAAAAAGGGGATACCCTTGCCACGCAACAAAGGTAGACCCTCTAAATACAACCTCCCTCTCGAAGATATGAAAGTTGGAGACAGCATTGAGATACCGGTATCAAAAAAAGACATAGCAGTTGAAATAAAAATCTTGCGAAACGCAGTTGATAGATACAAAGCTAAAAGACTTGATACTAATTTTAGTGTTATGAAACTTTCAGATAACTCAGGGGTAGGAATATGGAGGACTAAATGAAAGACAAGATATTAATAGAGGCACTACAAAGCTACGTTATATCTCTCAAGCTAGAGATAGACGAATTGAAAAGTCAGTTGAAAGAAAAAGCAACAGATGTCAAGGCAGTACAACAGACTACACAAAAAAGATTTGCCGTAATCCAAAATACTAAACCGATTGTTGTAGAAGAAAAAGCACAAGAGGTAAAGGAAGAAGAGGTAGTAGTCATACCTCACAACCCAAAAGAAATTCTCAAGAAGATAGGTCATTGCAAATACTCAGAACTAGATATCATAGCTTCTATCTACAAAGAAGCTGATTGGTTTTTAGAAACAGTCACAAGGCGACCTATGAACGCTAAGGCTGAATTAGTTGCTCAACAATGTCTAGATAGATACAGAGATAACAACATAAGTTTTTACGAACTTAGGAAGGAGTCTTACAATATGTATACTCATACTGTACTATCATCACAAGGACTACTTTGCAGATTGGGTAGAGCCATATATCATTGTGGCAACGAGGAGGAAAGAAAGCTTTGGGATTTCTAGATTATTACTTCACAGTATTGGGAGCGACTCTCGTTGTCGCTATAGTCATTATTATTTCTGCAACAAGATGAAACTAACTAATAAATTTAAACTGCCTAAGGAAATAATTCGTGCCATAAGCAACGATACTTACTCGAAGGGAGAGTCTACTATTTCTGTGTCAGGATTATTGTCTGCTCCTCGTCCAAGGATACTTGGTGTTGAACACAAAGACAGTATAGTTGTGGACGCAGTAGACCAAGTATGGAAGATATTAGGCACGGCTACTCACACTATCTTAGAGAGGGCAAATGAAGGGTACGAAGATACCATGATTGAGGAAAGAATGTATGCCTCTGTATTGGGGTGGACTATATCCGGTCAGACGGACTCTATTAGCCTTGAGGAGAACACTTTAAAAGATTATAAGGTCACGTCCGTCTACAAAGTTATGAAGGCTCAGAAGGAAGGAGACGACTCGTGGGAGGCACAATTAAACTGCTATGCTTGGCTGTATCAACACAACATAGGCAAGACCATAGATAAGCTACAGATTATTACAGTAAACAGAGATTGGAATAAGAGTCAGAAGAAGAGAATGGGTAATGATTATCCGGACTCTCCTATCTCAGTTATAGATATACCGGTATGGGATACCGAGACACAAAAAGAATTTATAGAAGAAAGAGTCAAGCTACATCAAGAAGCTGAGGCTGACTTTCTAATAAATAGGGAACTGCCTTTCTGCTCAGAGGAGGAACGTTGGAAAAGACCGGACTCTTTCCGAGTAATGAAGAAGGGTAGAAAGACTGCACTTAGAGTTTTGGATACTCAGTCAAAGGCTGATGATTACATTGCTAAGAGTAGTGATAATAATTTAACTATAGAGTTTGCAAAGGGAGAGTCAATCAAGTGTAAAGACTATTGTGACGTGGCAGAATTTTGCGAACAGTACCAAGAGGAGGTAGCCAATGAAAGACTATAGTATGTTTAAGATACAGATTGAATTGCCTGACGGCTCTAAACAATTTGTATGGTCGAAGATTGTCGAAGGCGATATTCAATTTGATAGAGACATGGATAAGGAAGTTGCAAGACTTGAAGAGTCCGGTCACAAAGTTGTGTATTCAAGAAGAGCAATCTTTGGGAGTAAATCTTTGTTCGCCAAGGGGGTAATCTAATGAGGGAAGTATATACAGAAGAAAACCAAATAGAATTCCTGAGACAAGGCGTACGTGATTTAAAAAAAGCTATGATGAAACTTGATGAATTTATAGGAGACTGCGACCAACAGACTGCTAACGCTGTTAGTGATGTATGGGACGAGATAGAGTATCTTGATGATACTACAGACGTGACTCTAAACATTGATAGGTGGTGTGAAAAAAAATTCGGACACAATGATTGGGCATTTTTGGATACGTTTTCAGACCAAGAGAAAGTAGGTCTAGAAGATGTTGCAGATATAGTAGATTACAAAGGTCAAACAATTGTAGTTTACTTTGAAGCTAGACCTGAGTTTCTTAACGGAGATATCTAAGTATGAGTAGAGATTACAAGATTGATATTCAGTACGAGAAAGTATCTGAGGAAAAACTATGTGATGTCTGTGGAGGTTTCTTACCTGACGTGGACGAACAAGAAATAAAAGAATTATCTACTACACACGGCATACAAGCTGATAAGTGTAGTGGATATAAATGTTGGATTTAATTAAATATGGAGGAATATATGGATAATCAACAAGAAGCAAAAGCAGAGAAGTTTCGTGAGATATGGAACACACTATCGAAAGTAGATGTGTCTGAATTTAAAGAGACTAAGATGAACTTGGATTACCTCAGTTGGAGTAGAGCATGGTTTCTACTTTGCGAGAAGTATCCTGAGGCTGAGTATGAATTCATGCCGTCAATTAAAATGGACGATAACACCATGGAAGTTTGTACTGCAATTAAGATTGGCGAATGTGTTCGCATGATGTCATTGCCAATCATGGACTATAAAAATCAACCGATAATTACACCTGACTCTAGGCAAGTATCTGATAACAGAATGAGATGTCTTGTTAAGAACATGGCTATGTTTGGATTAGGCATAAGTCTTTACATGGGATTTAGTGACGACTTACCTGACGAGGACAAAGATAAGGTGTCTGAAAAAACACGCAAGAAAAATCCGGTAAAAGCAAAAAAGCCTGAGGTGACTGAGGCTGTAGTTGAAGAAGAGAAAAATATTCCTAGTAAGGAAGTTTCTTCACCGGACGAAGATAGTGGAGTTGAGTATGACGAAGATTGGGCGAAGGTTTTTATTGAAGGAGTTGATACGTTTATGCACTCCCCTTTATGCCAAACCAAGCAACAGTTGACTAACTACTACAAGGCTAATGGAAAAGACATAGGTATCTTAGGCGAGAAGTTTCCGGATAAGAAAGCTGAACTCGACCAAATGTTTGTAGACTATGCAGAGACTTTACCGGCTGACTCGAAAGAGAGGAACGCTCAATGATTGACGACATCAAGAAAGCTACGATAGATAGATATGTTATGAAGAGCGAGGGTCATACCAATTGGGTACTTTGGTCTATGCTAGATGAACATGAGGCTGTTCACATACAGACTTGTATCAAGGAAGATTTGCCTATCGCTTGTCGAGTTGTCGACATACCGGTAGGCTCTACCGATACAGATTGTAGGTGGGAAATGGTCAAGGTAGTTATCTATCACAAGAACACTTTGACTAACAACGAAAGAGAAAAGCTTGACAAGATACAAGACAAGCTGACTCTCAAGAAACACATTAGCAATTATTCCATTCTCAAGTACGGACACGACAGTTGGCAATACTATGACAATCTATCTCCTGAGATAAAACTTAATCCCTCAAGGTACGGACACCTAGAGGACAACATTCTTTTCTTTTACGAAGGGAGTGATTGGACGGAACTAACGGACGAGCATAACGTTTGTCCTCATTGTAATTCATTTCTAATATAGCGAGGTAAAAATGGCGAATGAAAACAAACCACAATCGGACGGAGCAATCTATCCTAACAGCTTTAAGAAAGCACAAAACCAACCTGACCACACCGGTAAGATAGAACTCAACAAAGACTTGATGAAAGAACTTGTTGAGGAAATCAAAGCCGGTAAAGAGCCTATCCTCAGAGTAGCTTTGTGGGATAGGGTAAGTAAGAACGACAACCCTTATATGTATGCAAGAGTTGACGTGGCACAACCAAAGCCTGAGGCAAAGCCTGAGCCACAGCCGGAAAAGAAAGCTGTCTCTAGCTTTGACCCTTACGGAGAAGATGATATTGAGGTACCTTTCTAATGATGAACTCAATAGTAGATTTTGTAGACATGGAGATTGATAACAATGTCCTTGTTAATTGGGTAGACCATAGAAACGCTTTGCTCAGAGAGTTTGGTAGGATTATTGAAGTGATGAAAAAAGCAGTAGAAGAAGGCGAGTTAGATGTTCAAGGTGTAGAAGTTTTAGACCCTGATATTCTTATGTCTATCTATCTTGGCAGTATCGTAGGCTTGGGTAGAGTCAATGCTGACTTTAACTTTCGTGAGTTAGAGGAGCAACCAAGAAACTCACGTGAGTTAGAGGAGGCTGAGAAATAGATATGGAAGAATTTGTTTGGTCTGATGATGAAACATACGAAGAGAACTTTGAACGTTGGTATCGTATGCAGAGTAGGGAACGTTATACTTGGAAAGATAATATAGACCCTCGACCTCTAGCCGAGGCTAAGTTTGATGAACTCTACGGAGACAGAACTGCACTCTCAGTTTCTAAAACCAAAGAGGTATTGAATGTCTTTGATACATACAAGAAGGAGGAAGATAGCTAATGTCAGAAGAACTAATTGAGAATTGGCAACACGAGATTAGAAAACTTGCTCCGTTAATTGAACAAGCTATGTATCAGGTACATGAGAAGGAAGCTGATGTTAAGAAACTACAAGCGACCTTGAAACTCAAAGCTATTGATATGGGTATCAAAACGAACTCAGGGCAAGAAACTCATGCCGAAGCCTCAGAAGATTTACACAAAGCTAGGCTGAAAGTAGGAGTTGCGAAAGGAACTCTAGAGGCAATACGAGTTAAACTCAAAAGCTTAGAGATAGGCTACGAGGTTTGGCGAACAAGAGAAGTCTCTCAGAGAAGAGAACAAGCTAGGTATGGAGCATAGACTTAATTGGTACTTTGCTATCTTCATACCTAGTCCTTTCTAGATGAAAGGAAAACCCCCCACAAAAGAAGAGCAAGAACACATGGACTTAGTCCGTGGCATTGGGTGTATCGTCTGTTATAACAATGGATATCCGTATGTTCCGGCAGAGATACACCACATTGTAGGAAAAGAAAAAAGAAATCACATGAGAGTATTACCTCTCTGTGACATTCATCATAGAAACGGCAGTCACAAAAGACCAATAAGCAGACACCCCAACAAGAAAAGATTTGAAGAGGCTTATGGCACGGAAGAAGAACTGCTCGAACAGGTAGAGCATTTACTTAAAGAGCCAAGAGAACTACCATGAGAAAAGGTTTTACTAGTAAATATTTTCGCAGCGAAAAAATGATGGGAAAAAAATGATGGTAAGTTTTAAGGTATGAAAACACAATCTGCAAAAGCAAAAGGAAGGAAACTACAGAAGTGGGTTGTGGATAAGTTGATAGAGATATTAAAACTAGACCCTGAGGATATAGAGTCTCGACCTATGGGAAGCCAAGGGGAAGATGTGATAATGGGTAAGCAATCAAGAGAGAAGTTTCCCTTTAGTATTGAGTGTAAAAACCAAGAGGCTCTGAACATTTGGAAAGCTTACGAACAAGCTGAGGAGAATTGCAAAGGCTATGAGCCTATAGTCGTAATCAAAAGAAACAAGACTAAACCTTTGTTGGTTATTGACGCTGAAAAGTTTATTAAGTTTATAGGTATATTAGTTGAAGAGGAGGAACAGTAATGTCTATGTTAGTAAAACAATTACAAGAAGAGTTGAAAGAACGGAAGAAGGCTTGGTGGGAGTGGCATAAGAAAAACCCTCAGGTATGGGAGAAGTTTGAAGAGTACACCTTACAAGCGATAGCCTCAGGGAGAAAGAACTATTCTCAATGGGCAATCATCAATCGTATAAGGTGGAACGCTGAGGTCGAAACAAAGGGTGGGGACTTCAAGATAAGCAATGACTACATATCTTTTTACGCTAGGCTATTCCATGTTAGGTATCCACAGTATGAAGGCTTCTTCAAAACTAAACCATTCAAAGAAGAGAAGCTAATCGAAAGATTAGTTGGTGCTGAAATATACTAGAATGAATTCTAGATATATGGTTGCCTATAAGATTAGTTATATAAATTCTTATGGAGATAAGGAGGCTGTTGATATAACAGACAATCCTCATAGGTGGTTGGAACACAACAACAAAATAAGAATTAGCAATGGCTATGAGCCTAAAAAACTAGATGACTTTGAAATCGAAAGTATCCATATAGAACTTTTTCCTTGGGACACTTATCCAGAAAAAATCTGGGTCGCAGGTGGGACGTTGTGTCCTAAAAAACTTTCATACCCTAGCTAGAGAAAGTATTTACCGGTAAATATTTTATCGTTGTATCTTGGATACAGCCCGGACTGTCACCTATTGCAATCCTAAATATGTTTCTTGTTGCCTTCTCATATTAGGAATATATTGCAAGATTGCATTACGTCTTTCTTCTAGACTTCTGAGTGCTACTCTTTTTTGTTCAGGGTCTAGAGTTTCGCTACGATAAACTGCTTTTACTTGGTCTGCTATTCTCTTCAAGCCTCTGTCTATTCTTAATACTTGTTGCCTTGTTTGTAAGTATCCTTGGTTGTTATTTGCGTAAGCTTGATACTCGTCTAGTCTGCCTTCTTTGACAAGCTTGTTCATAGTTGCTATCACTTTGTTGCTCTCTTCTCTCATTTCGTAATACTGTTGTTGTAAACCACCACCCAAAGGACTGCCAAAGAAACGTTTTAAGAGGGGTAATTGGTCTACCCTAGGTCTGATGAAGTCTCTGCCGGTAAGACCCTTTAGAACGGAGTCTACGAGGCTCAGACCATATCCACCGAGGGTACCTAAATAACCATTCAACATATACTCTAATTTGATTGGACTTATGTTGAACGCTTCTCCAACAATCTTAGCTAACTCATTAGTCGTCTCTCTATATTGTTGTCCTTCCTCAATAGATTGCTCCATGTACGGAGGCACAATAGGACTTCCGGTAAAGCTACTACGATTGTAAACAAAAGCTTCCATGAATGGTTTCAACACTTGGAATGAGAGAGGGTTGAATTTCAAAGTATCTTTTGTTGCTCTACTAAAAGACTCAATTGTTTCTTCGACACTTGCTCGTCCGGATACTACGTCCATTGTCCTTTCCGGTATTACTTTAAACATGACACCAACCTCAAATGGAATAGGTAGCTTGAGAGGAGGAAGGTCTTTACCCGTGAAAATCAACCAATTGTTATCTCTCTCTTCTCTTCGTCTTGCCTTATATTCATCTGTATCTCCAACCATTAAGTAATACAAAGCCGTGGCTAAAGTAAGCAAGGCTCCGTTTGCTACAAAACCTTTGATGACTCTCTTTTGTAATTCAGGGTCCTGACGAATACTAGCGTCAAATTCTTTTGCTGAGTATTGACCTGTGGCAGACCTATAAAGAACATCAAGACCTTGTATCCTTGCGTTCATAAAAGGTATGGCAGTCGTCACAATCCTAAATATAGGATTAGCTCCTCTTCTTGAAAAGTTAATTATCTCTTTAGCTTGATAGGCTGCCTCTGCTACATCTCCGGTTTCTTGTAAAACTTTGAGATAAACAGCTTTTCTAGTTGCTCCATCTGATTTGTATGTTTGTTGTCCTAACCAATCCCATAATTTAACTGTAGCGTCTACAGGATTATATGACCCATTCTTACCTAAGCCTTGGAGTCTGTATTGTTTCTTTAAAAAAGATGAAATGCTCATTGCATCGTTTGAATAGTCATATCCACCTAACACACCAAATCTTTCAAGGTCAGTCATGTCAGAAGCAAAACCTTTGACTGTATCTAACACAGGTATAAAGTTTGCACCACTTGTGACAAATGCTGATAACGTATCTCTGAACATATTGACCATCATAAATCCGGGGTCTCTTGTGACAGTCTCACGAAGTATTGAAGCCGGTACTGCTAGAGCTCTTAATAAAAATCCATCATCAGTCACACCTAAATTATTTAAACCTTCGAGATATGGACCAAGCTCTGCGTCTACTTCTAAAAATCTTCTTACGCCTTCTACATGAACAGGTATAACTTCTTTACCTATTCTGCCTTTAACTTCATCAGGTCTAATAAATCTACCTCTGCCACTTACTACAAAGTTTCTAGCTAGTTTAGATAAGCCATCGTTCTTCATTCCGGCTGTAAGAATTGCAAGTTGATTTCTTAATATGGCATCTAAAAAAGGAACATCTATATCTTTCTTACTACCTTTAAGTTCTATACTTAATGGATTACCTGTAAGCAATCCGGCTCCTATACGTGGAGCAGCCATGTCTAAACTTTGATTTTACATTTCTCTATAGAAAGGAAAGTGGTCTGCGTTTTCTCTCCAGATTTGTGCAGTACCTCTAGTTTCGATTAGCTCTCCTTCTTTTGCACGTGAGTTATATATTTCAACTGCTTTAAGTAGTGCCTCTCTGTTTCCGGATTTAGCTACATCAGTAAACCCAACTTTATTTAATTCAACTCTAAACTCGTTGTCACTTCTTTCTTCCTGAAGTATACCGGTATCTACTCCATAGTTTATTGTGTACTCATTAAACTTCTGATAGTCGTCAAATACTTTTTCAATCCATTTATACTCCTGACCTATTTGCAAACCATCTTGTATTTCTTGGTCAGACAAAGGTATGTCTATAAGTCTTTCTTCTGTAAATGTTCCGTCCTCTTGTTGAACTTTAATTTTTTCTTTTACTAATCTTCTACCTCTTCTAGCTATAAAATAAGCTTTAGTTAAAGACTCAAAGTCTATGCCGTACTCTGCAGAGTTTTGATAAATTGGAGCAAATATATTTATTAAATTTAATTTAGAGTCTTTAAGCGTAGAAGTTAAACCATATTTTAAAGTCAAAGGTCCATGACTCATCATGGCAGATAAAACACCTCTAGCATTATCTATAAATCTTAAAGCTTGAATTGCTCCGGTAGAAGCACGTCTTTCTAATTCAAGCACTTGACTAGAGTCACCGGCTAAAATCTTTTGACCCGTCAATAACATTTGTCTGTTGTCTATAATCTCTTGTCTAAATCTATTTATAAAAGAACGAGCAGACTCTGCAGCATTTGTGACACTATTTAGTGCGTCAAAGAAACCACCTTTTTCTTGAGGCTTACTTTTACCTCCTGTTTTGTCTACAACATTTTTATACTGTGGAGGTATAGTTCCTGTACCTCTCATGTATGGGTCCTCAGGTAAAATGTTTTCAGGCTTTAATCCGTTCCTGACTTCTAGTGCAGTACGTATAGCTAGTCCACTAGCATTAGGATTTATTAAAGGAACAGCTCCGGCTGTATAATTTTGTGCCTCTGCTTTTGCAAAAGCTACAGCCTCTGCGTCTGCAAGTTCATCTTTAGTAGGTTTGTTAGTAGTAAGTTGTGGATTAAAAGCCGAGTTAGGCATAGCAAAATTTCTGCTTCTGCCTTGTGTCGGTACGCTAACTCCTAGTTCTTTTTGGAAACCTTGGAAGGCTCTAAGGGCAGGGAGGTAGAGATTACTGAGGAGGGCTCTCCGTATATCGGGTGCGTTGAAGGTACTGGTGTAATCCCTAAGGTTTTCAATACCTCCTCTTGTTCCTGTTCTGTCATCTCTTGTTGGTCCGTAGCTGACGAGTTCTGCTTTTTGTCCATAAGTATTTATATTATATCCTGAATTAGCAAACAAATCATTTAAGAAAGTCATGTATGTTTGATACATTTCTTTTGAATATGGCTCACCATTAAATTGTTTTTTGTCTGTGAAAGTCAAGGCATTGCCTGATGACTGTAAAACAAACTCTCCTATATCTCCGTTAGGGTCACCTCTTTGAATTCTTTCTTGAATAGATTTTATTTCATCAATAGTAAAGCCTTCATTATTAGGCTTTGTTAACATAGCAGCTTGTCTCTTAGCACCTTGTGCTGTAGGTGTAGTTATCAAAGTAGAGTCTAAATATAAAGCGTCAGTTAAAAACTGTGCAACTCCTCTAAGTGTTGCGTCACTTGCATTAGGCATAGATAAATTAAATCCCGGAGTCAGATATCCACCATTGTATGTTCCTGCATTAAGAGTTATAGAGTGAGGTATCTTTAAAAATTTAAGAAACTTTAATTGATTGCCCTCAGTTATTGAACGAAAAACTGTATTGAAATATTCTATTTTTTTTCTATATGGAATAGATTTAGACTCAGACCAAACACCACGTATCTCAGTACCGGGCATGATACCTACTTCAATTACGGGTGACAGTTCTGCAATAGCCTCTTGATAGTTTCTCTGTGTCACACTTCCATATGTGCCTTTAACATTTTGATATGCAATGTTTTGAGGCGAGTTAATCATTCTATCTGTTAATGGAGTAGCAGTATCAAACTTACCTTCTCTTTGCATTTCTTGTATTTCAGCTATTTGTTCTTGTGCTGCTGCTTCTGCTGAAGCATAACTACCTTCGTTAGTAGGATTAGTTCCTCCTTCATATCTTTGCAATCCCCACAACATAGCTTGGATTTCTGATGGCTCTTGATATTTTTTACGTACTCCATTAACGTTATAAACTTCTGTGCTTAATAATCTCATTAAGTCATTTTGAAATTGATACTCGATAGCAGTAGGACTCTCTTGATTTTTCTCTGGTTTGTTTGGGTCTATCATTCCAAACTGCCTTCTCATATGAATATCGTTAACTGTAAATGGAGTAAACCTACCCTGACTTGCTTCAAATATTTGATTAGCATAAAAAGCTGTCTTAGCTCCTGTATCTTTATTCTGAAATAGACCTGTCTTATAAAACTCTTGTATTTGTTTTAATCGAGTAGGATTTTTCATGCCCACACTTTTGTCTGCTAAAGCAGTTATAAATCTTTTAGGACTTTTGATAGGGTCTATCTTCCTAGCAATTATCATAGTATTTAAAGTATCTTGATAATTTTTTTCAGGAGTCTGTTGTGCAGATGTTATTCCAAAGACAGCACTAAACTCTGTCATGTTAGCATCACCAATTAATAAAGGAACTTTCTGTGCCCATCTTGTATACCATAAATGGTCATAACCCATACGTGCAGCTTCGGCTACTTTCTTTTTTAATTCCTTATATGAAGGTATAGGTAAAAACTTTTGAGACTGTGGAGCAAACTGTTTGAATATTGCTCTCATTTCTGCAGAAGATATATCTCCTTTCTGCACTAAAGTATTCTCAAGCTCTTCAAATATAGCTGAACGATTTATTTCATCTTCGCTCAAGACCTCTCTCATTTGTGGGTCAACATCTTGTCCGGCTAAAATATCTTGTGCTGTAGGTCTACCCTGAGTCCCTCCTTCTTCTAGTTCATCTAACTCGGCTGCAGGTTGTAAAAGTCTAGACTGATTACTTGCTGTCATACGCAAGTTTCTTTTTACACCTCTTTCTCTGCTACCTATTTCTCCTGACGCAATCCTCTCTAATAAAACAGTAGGACTGCCAAACTCAGAAGCATTTATTGAAAATAAAAACTCTTGTAAAAAATTTAATATCCTTTGGATTAAACTTCTTGGTTTACCAATAACTCCTTTAGGGTCATTTCTATAATATCGAAACAATTCTGCTACAAGTTCTTCCTCAAAACCTCTAGCTGTTATACCACCGGGTTGTCCTAGTCCATATGATTTAGCCATGCCGTCTTGTATATCTTGAGACAATGCTTTTTTTGCATATCGAACAAGATTTAAAAACTCATCTTCAGTTATTAAATCCAATTGCATCATAGCGTGTATAGCTTCGTGGTCTATTCTGCCACTTAAAACGTCTACTAGTTCTGCTTCAGATAGCTGATTATTAGGGTCAATACTTTCTAATTTCAATAAGATAGTATTCAAAGCTTTGTCATACATACCAACAGCTTCTTTATCAATCAAGCTCATTTTGTCAGTACGATTTGGGTCAGCAATATAAACAAGTTTGCCATTGCCATCACGTCTTATGTTTTGTGAACTAGATAAGAAGTTTGTAATTCTAAGTGCTACATCTTTAAGACCTAATTTATTTAATCTACCTTGCAATTCTTTTGCAAGATTAGGCATAGACTCATTTGTAATAGGTGCAGGTAATAGAGGTATATTGAATTGCTCTTCAGTCATACCTAGGTCAGCTATTTGTTCAGCAGATAAAACAGTAGATATTCTAGCTTTGTAATCTTCTACAGTTTCGCCTTCTTTCCTAGAAGCCTTAGACATTTCATCTGTTTTAAATTGACTGTTGCCTAACGTTCTGCCTTTTACTTTTTTTAGTCTGCCACTATTTATTAAATCTTCTTTAAACTGTCTAATATTCTGCTGACTTTTTTTAATGTTTTGATTATCAAAAAATGTTTTTATATCATTTTCAGTTATAGCTTGACCTCTAGCTAAACCAAACAGCTCGTAAAAAGAATTCATTTGCTGTGCTGTATAAACTCTAGGAGTCAGCAAAGGTAATTTAGTTTTTACATCTAGTCTAGGCATACTATATATACGACTTAACAAGACCATCTTCTGTCCTTTGTTCATCTTGTTATAGTTTTTTTCACCTGTAAGCTGTTCTGCAAAATATTGAAACTCTTTGCTGTTTATTTTTGCCTCAAGGTTTCTACTTTCTAATGCTTCATATATTGCTTGTCTACTTGTATCTTGAAATTTATTAGGAGAAAAATTATATCTTTGTATACTAGCTCCTCTTGGATTTAATCCGGACGCTATCCTATCTCCTGTTCTTTCGTTTCTTCTGCCGGTTGGTAAATATGCTCCTTCTTTTTCAGAATACTTAAAGATGATGTTTGCTTTTTCCATCATCAATTGATTGAAGTCATCAGGCTTTAGAATTTTTTTAGCTTCTTGATAAGTGTAGAAATTTTTACGAGGCAATCCAACTTGTTCAGCTCTGTCTTGCAAAAGTTGTACTAAACTTTTTTGCTCGTCTGTTTGTTTGTCAGCAGTAATTTGTTTGAGAGGAGATATATCTAAAGCTCCTTCTGTACTGTCTAATGTGCCCGGTATATCTAGCTGTTTAAATCTTTGGTCTGGCTGACCACTTTTAGTAAGTCTTGTTTTGCCTTCCCTTCTATCTTTTAATCTTTTAGCTTTTAGTCTTTCAGCTTGTTTATTTAATTTTTCTAATTTTTTAGCTTGTTTTTGTCTAGCCTCACTTATCCTTGAGTCCATTACAGATAGAGTTCTTACGTCTACTACATTAAACAAAGGCGACAAAACTCTTTTGCCTAAACTTTTTATAGAGCCACTTTCTTTTAGACCTGCAATATCTAATACATTATCAATTGCATCATTTACAAATTTTGTTCTATTTTTCTTTTCTTGTTCTACAGCAGATTGTGCAGCTTCATTTACTGTAGCTATAGGGTCAAAGTCAAATTTTTGTATACGCTGACCTTGTTCATCTAAAAGTGGATTACCTTGAGCGTCTATTTCAAATCCGGCAGCAACTTCAACTTTGTGTGTGCTGTATATCTTTCCTGTATCTTCACCTATAACTAATACACTTCCATCAGTTTGCTCTTCAAGTTTTAATTGCTCAATAACTTGTAATTCTTTTTTCTCTTCTGGCTCTATAGTTTCTTCATATTCTTCAACCAAATCTTCTTCACGCATTATTGAAGGACCTGTAGCCTGTAGCTCTTCATCATCTTGTTTTCTTGCTTCAAAGATTTCTTTTTCACCACTTTCTTCAACAGCTTGTTTTTCTAAGTCAAGAGTATATTTGTTAGCAATAGGTCGTCTACCTGTGAAGCCTCTAACTAATAAGTCAGCTATTGCTCCTGTACCACCACCTACAGTAAAGTCATCAAACATACTGTCACCAATAGGTATCTCGTCACTATAAAGTCCACGTGCTACAGCGTCTTGCATAATACTTGCCATAGTTTCTTGAACAGCCTCTACAGTACCTGTGCCTAATGCTGACCTAATACGTGCAGCTACATCTAAAACTTCGCCATCACTTTTAGTAATCTTTCTTAAAAGTCTGTCAGGTGCAAATAGTTCTGTAAGACCTATAAGACCACCGGCAGTCTCTGCAGCAAATTCTCTAAATGGACTTACCTCTTCCCCTAACTGTCTAGCTTGTTCTATCCTATCTCCTTGTTCTGATATACCCAAAGGCACAGCTAATGAGGCACTAGCAATCGTAGGTCCTCTTTGGACAGCTCTAATCATTTTGTCAATTTTTTGTATTTCAGAAAGCTCAGTTGCTTTTGCTCTTAGATTGCCTAACCTCCTTAATTTTTCTGTAGTATTTAATACTTTGGCTGCACCAAATCCCGGAACAAAAAAAGAAGCAAAACTACCAAGACCTTGTCCTAGTTTAGTAGTGTACAAATCTTCATAGCCTTCTTCTGTGGGTAAAAGACTTTCATTGAGATATCGTTGCATACCTCTAAGTCCGTCACCAATAGCACTATCATTACCACTATCAAAGAAATTTACTAAACCTTCTGCACCTCCAATAAAGCCTCCGGCTAATCCTTTAGCAACTCCTTTGGTAAATTCACTAGCTCTACCAACAACAGTAGGGTCTACCTCTTCTTTATATGGAGTGTAGTAATCAGGATATTGTTCTGCTAAAAAGTTTTGTAAACCAATAACATATTCTCTAGAAGGATTATCTTCTATCTCAATATATTTGCCATCTGGTAAATTAAATCTTTGCATTACTTAGTAAAGCTTATGCCTCCAACACCGGTACTAGGACTTGTAATCCTTCCGGAAGGTGAAAGAAAACTTTCTAGTTGTTTTAAATACATAGCTTTTTTATCTTCACCTAAATCCATTGCAGGGTCTTGCAATAAATCAAATAACAATTGTGCTCTTTGTTGTCCTAGTTGTCGTTCTTTTATATCATTACTTCTTATTCTAGCTCCTATATCTTGCAGACTAGAAATAATTTGTATTTCACTTACAACATCTGCACGTTGAGCTTTTACGAATTCAGCATCTTCTTTTCTATCAGAAGCAGATTTGCCAACTGCTAAAGCTGTAGCATCAGCAAGACCTTCACCTATACCTGATAGATTTGTTGCAGTAGCAATATTTTTAGCAAGTGTAGAAAAAATTAAAGCCTCTTTTTCTCTATCTCTTTGCTCTTGTGTAGGGGGAGGTGAAGCAGAAGAAGGTAAATTAAATGTTCCCATTTGGCTTCTTACAATCTCAGATATATTATTATTTGTTTGAGTGTTTTCATTTGGAGGTGGCGATACTTCTCCATCTTGTATTACAAATTTTCCTGAGCCTTCAGCATTAACAGGAGGATTAGGTTTTGCATTTTCATCAGAGCTTCCAAATATATTTTCTACGTTTGCTCCTAAAAGATTTGCTCCTAAAAGACCTGCTCCATATGTTCTAGGATTTCTAAAAAAGCCTTTTCCGGGACCTTTTAAAAATTGAGGAATTTTTAGATTTTTTATAAAAGGCAAAGCTCCTCTTAAACCTGTTAATACTCTACCACCTACTTGAGTCATAGGTGTAGGAACAAGAGTTGCTGCAGTTGCTGCAGCTAATAAAGTTCCATCAATACCATCATATATAGCTCTTGCAGTATCAAAACTACCATCTGGTTTTGTGTATCTATTCCTTATACTTTGTATAAGTCCTTGGTTAACTTGAGTTGTACCACCTTCGTTATAACCTGTTATGCCTCCTTCATTCATAGACATTCGTATGCCAGAAAGCAATCCTTTCAAACCACCAGACTTTTTAAATGCTTCTAAGCCTTCAAGTTCATTGCCTTCTTCATCAAAGACTGTTGGTCCGGTGTATTCCATTTTACCACCACCTAGATAGCCACCGGCAGCCAGACCGGAGGCAGGTATTCCTCTATCCTCATATACAGTTTGGGAGGAGGGGGGGAGAGAAATGTCTGCTGACATTCCCTGAGGCATACCTGCCAAGCCTTGTGGTTGTGCAAACTCTGATACTACTTCTTGAGCGACAGTAGTATTAGGTTTAGGTTGCATGACCATGTTCTCTAATTGTGTTCTTCTTTGTATTTCAGACAATACTAAGTAAGGAGGATATTTCATATCTCCTTGTTCCATCATACGTACTAACTCTTGTTTAGGAACGTACTCTAATTCTTCTGCTGCTTGAACTAAATTTGACATTATGCTCTGCCTCCTCCTTGTGTAGCTCTATACAAACCAAGACCACCTAATCCTGCAGAAAGTGCAGTTTGGAAAAGTCCGGGTTGTTGTGTATATGTGCTAACTGATTGGTCAGGTTTAATAGGTACACCCTGTAATATTGAACTTAAATAATTAAGTTGGTCTCTAGTGTAATCTCTTTGACGAGTAAAATCATCATAGCCAATATCTAGACCTGCTTGTCGCATAGCTCTTTCTTGTTCACCTATTTGTGCAAGAGCAGCTATTCTTCTTAGAGCGTCATCTTGTATTGTGCTACCAACATCTGTCATTAACTGTTGTTGTTGTAAACCAAGTTTACCTGCACCTTGGTCAACTAGTGCTGCTTTTTGTGCAAGTTCTTCTTGTTTTAAACCAAGCTGTTCAAACAGTTGTTGCTCTGCTAAACCGGTTTTTCTTTCTTCTTGTAATTGTTTCATAGCATTTTGGAAAGCTAAGTTGCTACCTTTAAGCTGTATATCATCTAATCTTTGACCAAGTCCTCTCTCACGTTCAGCTTGTAAAATTGCTTCTCGATACCCACCTAATCCACCAGACTGTGCAGCCTTAGACTCTATCTGATTAGCCAAAATTTCTGAGTCTCTTCTTGCTTCTCGTTTTGCAATGTCTGTGACACCTTGTTGAAAAGGATTAGTAAATCTATTTATACCTTCTTCAAAAGATAATCTTTGATATGGGTCAACAGAAAACCTCCTGTCATACATAGAGTCTCCTCTTTGAAAAGCAGTTGGGTCCATTGCAGATAAATTTTGTGCTGCTTGATTGTATAAATCAGGAGTGCCTTGTGTAGCAAAACCTCTTGTCATAGCTTGAGCTAATCCTTCATCAGCACCAAACTCTGCAAGACGCTGTCCTCCATAAGGAGTATATCCTTGTAAACTTTCTGACTCAGCTCTGCCTAATAACCTAGTAAAATAAGGCTCTGCATAAGAGGGTAGTTTAGTTTGTACAATCTCTTGTTTGGCAGGAGTGCCACCACCACCTTTAAATTTTCTCATCTTCTACCTCAAAATTATATTCAATGAAAATCGCTAACTTAGACCAATCTCTATCTTTAACCCAATTCCAAAAACCTGCACGACCTATACCTTCAATGCCATCACAACCATCTCTTTTACCTACTTCCTCTAAAGCATCAAGAACAGTTGGTGCCCAACCTTCCATGTTATTACCTGTTATATGCTCTACGCTCAACATGGTTTTGCCTGTTGGATAAACTATTTTTTGTGTGACTGCAATACCACGAATATCAAACGAGCCTGTATCATAAATAATCCAAAGCCTATGACTGCCATTTAAACAATCATAAAAAATATCTTCTGGTCTAATACGACCATTAGAACGTTTGCAAGATTTTTCTAAATACTTTTTAGCTCCTTCCCAAATCAATATGAGTTGGTCATTGTTTACTATAGAAAAATCATATTCACCCGAAGGCTCTTGATTTAATGCTACGTTTGTCATACGGGAAATACCTCGTTAAAGTCAATTGGTTTTACTTGTGCTGTTGTACCTGTGCCTTTCTGTCTTATCTTATCCATCATGTCATAAAGCTTAGCAGCACCAGAGTCAGTATCACCACCACCTACAATAGAAACTACATCTGCAGGAAAAATAAACTCTCCTTGTGAGACAGCTATAGTTTCGCCACCCATGTCTGCCATTACATCATCAGCTTGACCACCTTGATTGTTGCCTTCTATTTTGCCTTCTACTAATTGTGCTGAAGGTGTGTTCTCTAAAAGCACGGCTTGTCTGAAGGCACTATAAGCTTCAGCTCCATATTTATCTATAAACTCAGCTACAACGCTATCATCTTCTGACCTACCTTCAATGTAATCTCTTACTTTATTCATTAACTCAAGGTCAGTTTCTCCACCCATATTAAATTGCATTGAGCCAAGATTAGGTATGTTAGCTAAACTTGCTACTGATGTATCTATACTTGGCACAAAGTTATATGAAGCTTCTGCTGTATCTACTTTTTCTAGCATAGGTGGTGCAATACCTGTGTATTGTTTAAATGGGTCTACAGTCTGAGACGGCATTGGTGTATTCATTGGAGCACCAAAACCACCTAAAGAAGTTTGAGGTGTCACAGCCAACTCTCTATTTGCTACTTCTGGTCCTTGATTTATTGCAGAGTCAGTAGGCGTTCCTAAATTTTGGAAAGGGTCAATAATATCGTTAGGATTAAAGTTTGTTGCAATCTGTTCACTTACAGGAACGTTAAGAGTGCTTGGGTCAAAATACAAAGCTTCAGGATTTATTCCCGGCAAAAACTCTGGATTTACCGGCACAGTTTTTCTTTGAGGTGCAGTCCTTACTACCTGTCCACCTTCGTTATATCCTGTTAGTCCACCCATTGCTGAATATAAAATTGGCTCAGGATTATTAAGATAGTTCATTCTTCTTTCATCTTCTGCTGCCATATCTCTAGCAAGAACATCTCTTTCAAAAGCTTCTTGTGCTTGTGTTATAGCTAATCCACCACCACCAATAGTAAGTGGAATATATGCTCCGGGTTGTGCAGCTCCTGCTGCAAGAGCATCAAAACTTGCTCTAGCTCCACCTTCAAATGGAGTAGCAAATAATTCTTTAGCTCCGGTTGCAAAATCTGCAGCAGGATTAGCTAATGAAGCAGCTCCTTGTTTGAAACTTTCTTCTGCTAAAGTTCTTGCAGCTACATCTGTACCTTGTTTCAATGCTTCTTCAACTCCTGCTGTAGCACCCTCTTTTATTAGTTCACTAGAAATACCTTCTGCTGCCATACCACCTGCATCAGCTATAGCTGTTGCAACTCCTTGACTAGCTGCATCTGATACAGCTCCTGAAGCAGCCTGAGCTCCTTTAGCTGCAGCACCGGCTCCTTGGAATATTGCACCCAAGCCATAACTTGTAAGACCTGCCATCAAACCTTTTTTCAAATCACCTTCTAGTATTCCGGTTGCAAGACCTGAGCCAAGACCTGCACCTACAGGTCCACCAAACACACCACCTACAATACTTGCTGCAATAGGTATTGCGTCCTTCAAGCTAAATGCTTCAGGCAATCCTGTCTGTGGGTTTATTGTCATTTGACCCATTTGTGCTAACCCTGCAACTTCAGATGGAGCCATATGCACTAATGTGCTGTCTCCAAATCTTCCTTGTTGAGCTATGTTTTTTACTTGGTTTTGTATACTCATTATCTTTCCTCTAATGTTTCACAACCAAACGCATTGAAACTAAAGTCTCCGGTACTTGCGTATACTCTTATTTTATCAGCCTCATTAAGAGTTATGCCAATAACAATCGTATCGGAAGTATTTGCGTTCACCGATTTGTCATAAAATAAATACTGTGGATTAGCAGTTGTTGCTCCTGCTACTGCCACAGATATTCTATAAGTTCCTGTATTACCTCTATTGCAAACAACTATAGAGCTTACAGTCGTTTGTGTTTGAGCAGGTACTGTATAAAAATCTGTTTCTGTAGTTGCACTAGGAGCTGACTGTCCTAATACTTTTAAACTATCAGACATTTCCTTTAGACCCCATTAATAAAAACTGATGTCTACGTATAGCTTTTGAAACTATTGTTGACTTCAATTCATCTATCAAACCTATGTCACTATGTATGTCTTGTATTATTTGCTCAATAGTTCTTCGAGTAATCAATTCATTATCCATTACATATTCAGGTGTTGGTATAGGTAAAGGTATAGAAGTTTTATTAGCCATTATTTTTCTCCGTCAGCTCTTATATCTAATCTCAAGTCACCAAGTCTCCAACCAAAATCTCCTGATGTTGATTGTATTTTTAGTGCTGTTTGTCTAGACCTTCCTCTTGTACTTACAAAAGTAGTAGATGGAGTCACGCTAGATGTAGAGAGTATGCTTAAATTTTCTAAAGGATATTTTCTTCCTCTTAAAATAAAATTTACTGTGTCATTAGAACTAGTAGACTCAAGGAATTTTAAATCAGGTATGACTTTAGAAATAAACATTAACTGTTCTCCGGCAGGGTCTAAATCAAAATCTGCAGTTTCTACATATGATGTAAAGCCTGAGCCATCTGCTAAATTGCCATCTTCTTGATTGTATAAATAATTTGTATTTGTATTATCTAACTTACCTGCAGCTAAAGGAAAATCTAAAGTAGGTGCTTGTGACCAAGCTGTTCTTGTATAACCATCTGCTGTTGTACCTACTGCCCAAGCATTTTCTAAATAATTATAGGAAACATATCTATCTATTTCACTACTACTTGAAGAAGGATAAAACCAAATTATTTCATTAAAAGCAGAATTGTTTGCAGCAAAAACTTTATACTTTTGAGATTGGTTAAAGTCACTAAAAACATAATCTAAAACTGTACATGGCAACTTACCCACACTACCTTCAGCTTTATAAAAAGCTCCATCGTCCATAAAGAAAACTGCTGTACCTACAGCTATTCCTGCATTAGGTCCAATCATTCCTAAACCTGTTGCAACTTCATTAAAAGAAAAATAAAACGGAGACCCAACAAATCTCATAGAAACTACACTTGTATCTGTAAACACCAAAGTTTCTTGCCTAGTTGGTATAGCTCCAATAATTTGACTACCTGAAGATAACTTTACTCCACCGGCACTATTGGTTGCTTTGGGTGTCCAATCTAAAAAAGACTCAGAGTCTGACCATCTTACAAATAAAGGGTCTACTACAGCAGAGCCTATAGGATTAGCACCAAAAGCTATACAATGTCTATCTACATCAGAAATCATTACCTGCAATATTGAAGTTGGAATATCACTAGCTCCTCCTAAAGAACTTGCAAGAACTGCACGAGTTGTGACTCCATTGCTTTCGTCCCACAAATAAAGTGGACCACCTCTAGGTGCTGCTAAAGTATCTTCTCCAAAATTATCTATTGTCCAAAGTCTAAGTTGACTGTTTAATGCAATAGGATTTGTACTACCAAAACCACCTGCACCCCAAGCACCTGACCCCCAACCTGAGCCTGAAACAAACGTATCAAGACCACCGGTTATTTGATATGTACCAACAGTATTAGACCCACCTGACTGACCTACATCATTTGCAGTAGCTGTTGCAGTAGCTGTAATCGTATATGTATTTGCAGTTGGTGTTGTTTGTATTTGATACTCTTGATTTAAAACAGAAGCAGTTATATTACCACCTAAGGTTTGTGCTCCACTAAAAGTGACAAAGTCACCCGGATTAGCTCCATGGTTTGCATCAGTCACAGTAAGAGTGCTTGAGTTTTCTGTTGCTGCAAATGTCACATCTCCTGCAGCAGTAGTAAGTCGTATAGGAGTAATGTCATTAAAAGCATTACCTTCTTTAACATAAAGCTTTTGGTGTGTTCCAAGAATTGTGTAATTAGTTAAACCGGTATCGCTATAGTTGTGTATTTTTCTACAAGTGCCTACAAAAGTATTTGTGCTATTTTTTGTCCAACCATTAATCTTTTCAGGCACACCCTTTCTAAATCTTATTTTGTCTGAGTCAACATACCCACCATCTGCAGCATAAGCTGTAGACTCTTTATTTATTCCGGGTTTAAACTGAAACTTTACTAATGCCATTTACACCTCATGCCATTGCTCTCCTTGAAATAAAAGAGCTTCTGCTTCACGCCTTCTTACTAATCCGTTAAGTACCTCTCCTCCTGCTTTATTCCATCTTTTCATTTGATACGGAACTTCTTCATACATACCTTTATTTAAAACTTTTAGCATTGTAGAACTAGCTAAGTTTGTTGGTCCTAAGTTATATGTCCAACACACTAGTGCATCAAACTGACATTGCTCTAATTCTACATCTACTAAATCTTCTACATAGCTTTCAAACTCTTCAAGTTCTATTTCTAAAAAGGCTTCTGCTTCTTCTTTAGATATTTCCATGCCTTCAAAAACATCTTTGGTATGACCCCAACCTATTGTCCATATACCAACACTATCTTGATAGGCTGTAAGTTCTAAGCCTTCAAACTTTTTAATAAGAGCAATGCCCTCTTTAGATATCTTCATTTTCTTATTCCTCGTTGGTAGTGACTTTTCTATAGTAGACCACCACTTCTTTAAGTTCATTTATATACCTCTTTAGTTCTTGCATATTGTAAGCCATCAACTCATAGTCAGGAATTGACATAGCTACAAAGACTATTCGCCCTTCTTCTTTTTTTACTCTTTCTAAAAATTCATCAACATTAAGCTCTGATACTACAAACCAATATGGCTCATTAAGATTTATCTCTCTCGGCATGACCGGTTGAGCTATTGTTCTTTCTATAGGTTTACTTAGTATGTCAACTTGTTTAGGGATTAGACTGCAACTGTAAGCCGTCATCAAGACTATCAATAATACGGCTGTCTTGTTCAATGCCGTCAAATACTTCTTTTGTTCCATTGTTCACCCTCTTTTCTATTAATCCCGGTTTAGCTGCTGCTAACTTACTAAGATTATGTCGTTTGAAAATATCAAGATACCTATTCATTTCTTGTTGAATTTCTTGATTTCTTGATTGTAGTTCTACTAATCCTCTTGTTTGCATTTCAAAATCTTGTTGCATACTCTCAATAGCTTCTTTTTGTTCTTGGTCTCTCAACTCATAAGCTCTATTCAAAGATTGCAAAGAAGAATTTTGCCAATACAAAAATCCACATATAGAAATTAAAACTGCTATTACACCTAATAAAATTTTACTCATTGACCACAAACCATAAATAAATCATCAACTACCTGACAACTATCTCCTTCATTTAAAGTTATAGTTCCTTCTGTTGGTTTACCTTTTTGTACTACAAATTCGTTAGTATTTTCATCAAACGCAACAATTGTTTTTGTACAGCTTATTACTAATAAAAATGTAGTTAAAATTAAAATTATTTTTTTCATTGACTTTGCCTTATTACTATTACAGAAGAGCCACCACCATTTACTTTGACTTGATTAGTGACACCATCTTGTTCTAAAACTACTAAGTAGCTTTCTCCACTATCTATTTGTATAGAAGTAGATGACGCTACTGACCTTGTTAATTTAACTTCTTGACCAGAAACTATTGTAGTAATTTGTGTTTTCTGGTCTTGTCCTATTGTAGTCCCCTCTATATTTACTGCTGAAATTGTTTGAGTTAATTCTTCTTCATTATCTAAAACATCTAGCTCAGTAATTATATCTAATAAATCCTCTAAAAAATTTACATTCAGAGCGTCATAGTCTAATTCTGTAAACTCAAGTTCATCTTTATCCAATGAGTCATCAGCTAAATAATCTACATCTAATTCATCAAAATCTAACAAGTTATCTTCTTGTTTGCTTTCAGTATTTTCGTCTATATCTTTTTCTTCTTCAGGTGGAGCAATCAACAACATATTATTTATAAAATCTAAAGATAAATCTAAAATAACCGGATTACTAGGTGGAGCTTCAAATACTCTGGTTGTTGTTGCTTGATAGGGTTTGTTAAGTATTACTGTACCCATTGCTGTTGTCACAGATATTTCGCCTGATGGGTTGCCATCTTCATCAGGCAATAATATAAACAAACTCTTACCTGTATCTGGCTCTACTGTTATTGTAAAGTCTGTGCCTCTAATACCTACAACTGCACTATTTGTTGTCAGTTTTATATTTTTTTTAGATATTTTATTTGTAAGGCTTGAAGTAAATCTTGCTGTACCTTTTACAAAATTCAAAGCTAATCTAGAATTATCTGGGTTTGGGTCAAATACAAATTCATCTATAACAACCATTGAGTGTTCAGTAATCCGAATACTCGTGTCGTCTATAAATCTTATACCCATACGACCTGCTTCTGTTTGTGCTTTGTCGTAAGACTGTATGCCAAAGTCTGTAATTACATCATAACCTTTGTCACGTTCTATTCTGGCATATCCTGATACTTGTTCTACAGTTCCTATATCAACAGCTTGTGCTTGTGCCTTGGTCGTTTTGATTGACACAGAAAGTACCATTAGAGCCGTTAGAAGTAATCTTGAGCCAATCATTATCGAGTGTGCTTTGTTGTGTGACATTTATTGTTCTTGACCCTCCTGTATGAGTCAAATGGAAATATGCTCCCTGATAGCCGTCACCATCAAATGTCACAGTATTATCAGACCCATCTATGTTCATATAGTTTGTAGCTAAGTCTTGGTCAATTGCAGATGTAATTGAATTGTTAGAGCCATTTATTGTCCAATCTAAATCTAATGTAGAAGCTTGTGCATTAGTTGCTTGACTAAAAGTAAAAGCATTTGATGACCCTGATACTTGTACATTTACATTAGAACTGTCTGCACCATAAGTATTGTTAGGGTCTGTCTGTATAGCAAATGTATTAGAGTCTCCGGTAAATTCAAAAAAGCCTGTATAACTATCAGCATATATATCGCCTTTAAATATATTTGAATTACCTAATTGGTTTACATCAAGTGTCATTGTTGCACCATCTAAGTCTAATGGTGTCATAGTACCTGATACAGCAGAAGCTCCACCGATTAAATTTCCAGACCCAAGCTGCTCAATATCTATATTTGCCGTAGCTCCTGCTTGGTCTATAGATATTTCATTGTCTGTAGCAAAAATATTTATACTTATAAAAATAATTACTGGTAAATACTTTCTCATTCTTTATAGCTCCAATATTGTTTTTCAATTCCTTTTTTTATTGTAGCAAGGATAGCCTCTTCAATAGCTGCCTGAACTGCTATCGTCACGCTTTCATTCTCTACATCACCATTTTCTATTTCAATCAATTCGGTTTTATTTTCTATAAATCTAAAAGCGTCTTGATTAGTACCAACACTTAATATCGTTTTAGATACTGTGACTTCTATAAGAACTCTGCCGGTTAAAACAGATACAGTTCTCAAAGACAATGTGACAGTATCTTGTCTATATTGTTTTGATAAACCTATGCCTAAAAGTCTAGCTCCACGACCTCCACTTCTTGTATTAGTTTCATAGCCGACTATAGCTCCTTCCATAATTAAACCTGCAAAAACTAATGGTTTTAATTTTTGTGGGTCATCAAATGTTTCTCTGGTACTTCTTATTAGTTGTCTTTCTTTAGTAAGATTATCTAAACCTATTCTTTCTACAACTTCAAAAAACTCTCCGTTAGATACAGCTTTCAAAGTCTTTATCAAAAGCACATATGGTGCTTGTGTGACTGCTGTGCTAAACGTAGCAAAATTACTATTACTTCTTCTTTGTCCTGTTTGGTCTGTAAAAGATGTTGGGTATATAGCTACTATAGGTTTTTTTTCTGCCGGTAAAATAGTTTCTATTTCTTTATTAATAACTCCAACTCTTTCAGCATACTTCGAAATCTTTTGATTTTGTAAAGCATCATCATAAAAGACAGTACAGCTAGAAAGTAAAACTATTAAGAGGAAAAGTAATAACTGTTTGTTTATTAGCTTCATTGGTGACTGTCAAAGTTATATTGGTTTCATCAACCTTATAGTCAATAGTATTCCCCTCAAGTTCTATTGTTCCGTTATCTTGTGCTTCTTCTCCAAATAATTTATCAACTAATTGTTGAGATAATTTTGCATAAACTCTTGTTTCAAAGTTTCTTATAAATCTTGCAGTTGTGGTATTTTGTTCATCTCTTTCTGCTTGTTCTACTAAAGCTTCTACTTCTTCTTGTAATGTTTTGTATCTAGTATGTTCTTGATTTTCTATTGTTAAATAGTGTTGAGATGTATTTACACCTGAAAAACTTGGAGACTTAAATTTAAAATTCATTTCATCTGCTAATGCTAGATTTACACAAAATGCTATGACTATGAATAAACCAACATACATACAAATAATTAAAGCTAAGTCTTTTTGCTCTGCTTTTTTTCTTGCAGCTACTTCTGCCTTAGAAGGTCTGCCTCTTTTTCTTTTAATCTTTTCTTTGGTCATCTCTATCTGCCTTTGCTATTTTATCTTTCTGTACTAATTGTGGCACACCTAACATTGTTTTTAATAATGTATCTTGTCTTATTATTTCATTGTCTACACTTCTTACTCTATCTATAAGTGATACCAAAATGCCTTGTTGTGAGTCTAGTTTCTGTTGCAATCTACCTTCCATAGCTTTTAGTTGTTCATTTACTTTGTCATCAACTACATCAATCTTAGACTCCATGCCATCTATAATTCTGTTTATTAACTTCCATACAAATATACCAAGACCTAAAGCTGCAGCTACAGGAAATCCTAACTCAGTTATTAGCCTTACTATATCGTCCATTATTCAACAGGCTCAAACAAACCAAGCTCAATTAATTTAGTTCTATTAGACTGATGTACAGCTTCTATTGCAGTTTTGTTTTGTCCAAAGTATTTTGCTGCCATATAATTTTCTACCATAGCATTATTTATATCTACGCCATCACAAACTATTGTTCCTAAAACTCTACCAAACTTTCCTCTAGAGTCTCTAAGTTCTGTACGGATAATTACAGTATCTGCTTTTTCTATAGCATCACCCAAAAACTTAGCAGCTAGTTTGCCTCTAGCTTTTTCATCTTTGTTTCTTGTTCTAGACTCAGGAGTATCTATACCAAAAAGTCTTACTCTACTTTTGTATAAAACAGAAAACCCTAAATCTAGAGTAGCGTCTACAGTATCGCCATCTACTACTCTATCTATTGTGCATTTATATTCGTACATTATATTTTCTCTTGTTTCTTAAATATCTAAGATAAGCTTTCATATTTCTTTCAGCTCGTCTTTTCAAATAAAATTTTAATCCAAGCAAACCTAGCAGGAATGAAATGTTCAAGACTACTACAAAAACTAACTCGCTATTCAATGCAAGACTTTGTTTTCGTCTGCCTCCCACATTGACTCTAATAATACTGAAACCAAACTGTCTAGTTCCCCAACTACCTCTACACCTAAATCTGCAGCAGAGTCCTCTGCTATCTGCAAAGTCTCAGCTACTATAGTAGGTCCTGAATATCTTTTTTCATCATGTGTAAATTCTGTAATAAATAATTTCATACAAACCTCGAAGTTATTTCTATTGCTGCCATACCTGCATATAAACCATATATAAGCAACTCAATACGTACAAATCTTTTAGAGCCTTCTTCTAATCTTTTTTCTAAATTTTCATATCTAATAGTACATTCTCTTTCATGTGAGTGTATTTTATTTAAAGCTTCATCTTTCATGCTATGTCCAATATACGTAGTTTGTTTGACTATTTTGATAATAAATTGTATTCCAAGCAGGAGGTGCAGTATATGTATATTTTGTTTGACCTGTCGTAGTAGGTTGTCCGGGAGTCCAATATGTTGCATAAGCCATACTTGTTCTTGGAATTGTTAGTTGTCCATTTATTGTTTGAGAGTGTCTCATTGTATTCCAATTACTATTAGTTCTTCTTTGATTGAATGTGACTTCTAAACGAGCATTACCAAAATTTGTTTTTTGGTATGAAATAGATGAAGAAAATTGAGCTCCTGACCAACCGGTATATGTAGAAGGAGAGCAAGAGCCAAGAGTGCTGCTTCCATAAGGTACTCCGGCAGGGTTAAATCCACCCATATCTGAAGGAGAAAGAGTCACAGGTCCATTTACATAACCATCTACATTAGCAAAAGGATTATTAAAAGGAACATAAACCATTGTGTGCATTTGTGTAGTTGTTCCTGTTGCAGCAATCGCAGGTGGAGGTCCAGAAGAAGCTCCATACCATTCTGTAAAAGCCATCTGTACACTTGCTGATTTATTTATTAAACCTCGTATTGGTGCAGAATTTATGTTCGACTGTGTTCCAGAAGTGCCACTAGCCTCAACGTGCATTTCATTTAGAGTTATTTGTCCTGAACTAGGTAATGGCATTAGTCAGTTTGCTCCGGTGTTTTATCTGCAGCTAAAATAGCTTCCATTACTTTTATCAATTCTCTATTACCACGAACTTCATCAGCTAACTCATTTACTGCTGCAATTAATACAGCAGTAAGTTTTTCATACTTTACTGCCATATATCCATCGGAACGAGTAGTGGTCAGCTCAGGAAATTGTTTGGCTACTTCTTGTGCTATGACACCTATATCACTTCCTTCATATGCTTCTTGTTTATCATTCCAATCAAAAGTCACACCTCTGATTTTGCTCAATCTTTCTAATGGACTTTGTATATCTTTTATATTTTCTTTTAACTTTTCATCTGATGAATAGTAAGCAACAACATCATTATCAAATCTGCCTATACCTGCAGAAGTTAATTCTACAACAACTGTATCAGAAGCATTTCTGAATAGATGACTTCCATCTGCTTTTAAGATAGTCTCGCCACTATTTGCAAAATAAAACCTTTGGTCACCCTCGCTCGAAGTTTGCCAAGCATTAGCAGTATTGCCTAGCTTTGAATTTAATTGTGTTTGTATTGCTGATGTGACTCCATTTACATAACCTATCTCTGTAGACGTTGTAGTTGCCGGTGTGACATCTCCACTACCATCTGAAACTAAAGCTCTATTAATAGTTAGGTTTGCCATCTTGCTAAAAGCAATAGCAGCATTAGCATCTACACTAGCATTGACAACTGCGTCTGAAGCTAATTGGTCTGCACCAACTGCATCATCTGCAATCATAGCTTGTTCTACTGCATCGTTAGCTATGGTTAGTGCACCATTCCCTGCTATGGTTGCGTCTCCACTCATAGCTACAGGATTAAAATTAGTACCATCTGCAATCAGCATATGACCACTAGTATTAGTACCCATTTTTAAATCGTCACCTTCTATAGTTAGGTCACCACTCAAAGCTAAATTATTTAAGCCATCATATACAGCAGCACCTGTACCTGCTCCATCTAAAAATAATAATTTGCAACTGCCATTAGGAACAGTCACAGAAGCTCCAGAGCCTTGTTTAACAACAATAGATTGACCACCGGTTGTTGAGTTTTCTACAAATAAAACTTTTGATGCAGTTCTAGGCAAGACTTCTAAATCTCTAGTAGCAGAAAGAGTACCATTAACTGTAGACGTGACTTTAATATACATACCTCTGTATTTATCAGAAGCTCCATTTGCTATGGTCACTTGCTTGTTTGCATCTGTTGTAAATGTTGCGTCTGTTTGATATGAGAAGGCTTCTGCTATCAAACGTAAATTTAAGTTTGTAGTGTCACCCCATGTACCACTTTGGTCACCGGTTGCCATTTCATTCAAACGCAAATCGTTATCATATGTACTTGCCATATTGTTCCTCTTTTAAAAAATTATGCTACGTCAGTCCAATCAGGATTTTGAGTTGTATTAACTTCAGAATATCCTGCAGATTGACTATCATTAACGGGATAATAATTTGGAACTTGGTCATCATTAACCAGACCCCAAATATTTATAATACCTAAACTGCCACTTGTACTTACTCCCGAAACATTAACTTTACATTCCGGAATTACTACTACTGTACCTAACGAAGCAGAGCTGCTCAAACCTGTCATAGGTATTACATTAACAGTTTGTAAACTTATAGAGCCTAGTGCAGTTGTAGCTGTTGCATCTCCTACTTGTGCTGCTGTGATATTACAGTCACCTATTATTGTTTCTTCTCCAAGAGCTAAAGTTTTTCCTGATGAAGATACACCTGACACAGAGCCACCAAATACTACAGCATTTCCAACAGCAGATAGTGCAACTACACCTGTGACACTTACAATAGCACCTGCTGTATTTTGTATTGACCCTACAGCAGATACTCCTTGTACACCAACAATAAACTCATGTAGTCTTGCATCTCCACTAACTGCAACAGTACCTAACTCTGTTTGACCAAATCCTTGATTGACTATAAAGCTTACTGTAATTACAGGAGTGACAGAATTAACAGAGCCGTTAAGTTCAAAGCCTACCGGTACAAAAGAAGCATTTCCTGTGATACTGCCCAATCCTGCAAAAGGCGATTGAGCAAAAGCTGTTATTCCAAACATATTGTGTTATCTCCATGGCGTTCCCTCTATCCAAGATACAAGAGAGTGCCTTGTTCCTTCATTTACCATTGTGACTCTATGTTGTAAAAAAGAAGGAAATATAATTACTGTTCCTTGTTTTCTTACTAAATGTTTAGGTAAATTTATTTCTCTTTCAAAAAATTCTAAATCTCCACCATCATAACTATCTGGGTCTGATAGTTGTATGGTAATACTTAATTTTCTTTCCATCGCATATCTTTGCGTATTGATTTCAAGAGGAGCAAAATCTGTATCCATGTGCCATCTATAGTGCTGACCTTCTGTGTATTCAGTATGTTGTATTTCATTACACCCACCTGAAATATCTACGCAATAGTTTGTTCGATTACAAGTATGAATATACGGCATTATTACTGCTATAAGCTTGTTATAGAGTTCTTCAGTATATGGATTTACCCAACGTATTGCTGTACTTCTTACAACATTATCTTGAGTTCCTGCTGTACCTGCACCTATTTCTCCCTCTTGTGGCTCTATTTTATTTAATATTTCTTCATTTATTTCATTGCAAAGTTCTGGACTTACTCCTTGGTCTCCATGAAACATACCTATTTTCCCAAACATATTTAACCCCGTTTATTTTATTTGTCCTAAAAATTCTCTACCATCTAAAACCCATTCTGAGTCTTTTTTACAATAGTGTAAAAAACACATATTAACTTCGCCTTCTTTTAGCTCCTCTCTCCAATGCTCAAGCTCTGTGCCTAAATATACTATAGCGTCACCTGCACTCATAGTTATGCTATGTGTATTATCTGTTTTATCTTTTATAAATATTTCCCACTTTTCTCCACCCAGACAAACTGTAGCAGAAACTTGAAGTGCAGGTCTATCTTTGTGTTTTCCTAAAATACTTCCCTTTGCATATTTCCTACAAAAAGAATTTGTTAAATCTAAATCTTGCTGTGATATTTTTTCTACTAATGGCTTTTGTTTTTTTAATATAGCCTCTCCAAAAGGAAAGGCATAAACGTGCAAACTTCCTTTAGTAAACCAATTCTTTTTATCTGTCGTACCAAATTTTCCATAAATAGGTGTTGCTAAATTATGCTTGGTAAAAGAATTTGGTATGGTATTAGTATAATATTTTTCTATATATTGAGCAGCAGCATAATGTATTTCAAAAGTATCATTGAATAGACTAGTTATCTCTTCAGATAAAAAATTTTTTACTAAAACAAAACCTTGTTCTTGAAATCTATTTTGTAAAAAATTAATTTTTTCTTTTTCTATAGTTTGAAAAAATTTATCATCA